CTTGACAATTGCGGATTTGCTTATAATAATAATAATAATATTTTCAAACGTGTGTCGTTGATTACATTTATTGTTACAGGGGCATATAATTTTATCAACACATACATTATTACATTTAGACATCATTAGCGAATTCATATTTCGAAATGTATTTTGATGGTATGGTTCCGTCAATACCCGTAGTCAATATATAACCGTTTGACGAAAAATGAAACAATATCCCGTTTTTTAAACATTTTTGAATATCTATGTAAACGAACACTTCGGCATTTTTTCTGGCGTTTTTTTTGCTCGTACCCAAATGAATATGGTTGCGTGACATTCGTTTCAAACCATGTAACATTATTGAATTCAAATGTTTTTTAAACGTCCCGTGAACTGCTATGCCATCATAATCAATGTTCACTTTTTCCATTTGAAAAATAACGTGTGGATTGGAATGACCTTGAACGGCTCTGATCATAGAATTGTTTATTTCGTAACGGTTTTTGGAATCTTTATGTGCAATTTCTGTTATTCGTTGTTTGTCGATGTTTAATTTTTCGGCAAGTGTATCAATTGACACAAATCCATCAGATCTTTTAACGAAATTTTTATCGTGACGCAATAAATAACACATTGATTTACTAATTTGCGTTTCCGCGTTTTTAGATACAGAATAAGACATTTGTAACGATGGAACGGAATCTTGTAACACGTCAACTTATTATAGACCATGGAACAATACCGGCTCACGAAAGATTACCTTCAAACACAAACGAATGTATATTTCGATACGCTCGAGAAAATGATAAACTGAACCAGACGATTGATCCTGGATATAATTGTTCAAATTATTTGTCAGGTTTATACATTTGTCAAAAACATTTGGAGGAATACTTTCGTTTATCTTTGCGAAAAATTAATCAATTAGAAGGAACCGATCAAGGTCGTGTTTTCGAGAGATTGTCGGTTTTGTCAAGATTACCTCACAATTATAGAAATCGAGTTATTGTACCTACTCGAAAAAATTACGAAGATATTTTTAAAGTGGCGTATTTGCCGATATCGTATCAATTGGTATTTCATTTGTTATACCAAAACCAATCTGCCATTGACAAGATTTGCCAAGATGTAAAGATTTCTGGCAACAAATTCAGCATCAACGGTGGTGCCATCGATGCTCTGATTTCTGACGTAAAAAAACGTTTAGCTGGTATCATAACTACAGATATCAAATGTTCTGTTGAAGTAACGTCGGTTACCAGAAATTGGGAAAGTGTGCCAAATATTATTAATATTATGGACGATCCGCAAGAACCGTTGTTTATAAAAAATTTAATTACCAATTTAATTTGCCCACGAGCCATGGTAATAGACAATAAAACTTTTAAATTTGAAACAGCTGCAAACGTCATTTTTGTAGAAGAGGGTTTAATAGTCGATAATCTTTACAATCCGGAAGCTGAATTGTACCCACTTTACAATAACCGAACCATTTCGGTCAACAAAGTAACAACGGTTTCTGGATTGCCGTTAAGTAACATTGATGTAAGGGGTTTGCGTTCCGTTAATCGGGAACATTATTTGGTAAACGGTGAACAAAGATTAAATATTAGAGAAAACGCTTTGTTTGAAAGGTGAAAATAAACGTAACATGATATGACCATTATCTTAATTTATTGCGCATACAATATTTAACAATATGAAAAAATCACCCAATATGTAAAATTATTCTGACGTACATGATACGACCATTATCATCCATTTATTGCGCATACAATATTTAACAATATGAAAAAATCACCCACCAAACATATTTTTGTATAAAAATATATATGTAAAATTATTTCGATGTTCAATAAACAACAACTATATCTATTGCATATTTCCTAGTTGATTTTCAAAAAAATCAACATTTTCACTGTCGGTATCGGAATCAGGAATTATGTCATTGCTACTCTCGTTTAATTCGTATTCGGTTTCGGAAGAATCAGTGTAGTCGGATGAATCATCGTAACTATCCTCTTGAATTGGATGAACTTTGAACGGTGTTTGGACAAAGATTCTTGTTAAAAATTCGATTGTTCGTCGATCAAATGATCTTTTGTGGTAAAGTATTGTTGTTATACATTYTAAAACATATTGGTGTTCGAAGCATCGTTTGTGAATGCCTATTTCAAATTCTTCACATTTTTTTTTTATCGTTTGACCAGTTTCAACAACACCTTTGACACCTCGGCACTTTGGTTTTTTTAACAAATTTAAAAATTCGGATTTTATAGAATCAACGTTGACACGGTCAACAAAACACGAACTAATGAAAAAATCAACGGATGTGATATTATTTTTTAATTGTTCCAATAATTCATCACATCTCGTCAAAGTGAAAATTGCATACCGCGTTATCAATGTGACCCTGATTGTCGGTTCAAAGAAAAATTTTATATATTTCGTGCTAAGAAATTTTTTCTTAGTGTGACACCATTTAAGAAAACATGTCAATTGTTGCTTACCGGCCATRGAAATATTTAAACCTTCTACGTTTTTAATATATTCAAACACATTTTGCAATATGTTTGGTTTCCAGTTATCGATAGTGGTACAAAAATTGTCTTTTACAAATTTGGCAAAATGATAGTACGTTGATTTTTTTATAGCTTCTACGTTGTTTGCATTTTTTATTTCGGACATCATGGTATTCTGAAGTTCTAAAAACTGGTTGACCACTTCAATGTCGTCGTGTTGCCAATTGTCTGGTTCAACATATCGACTTTGTAAGGCAATTCCAACGATAGGATAATATATTGATCTAATAAATTCCATGTCGATGTATTTTTCATTTGAAACACTCCATTTAAAAAATGATATCAATTTTGTTAAGTTATTAGGCACAGATGTGCGATAAACATTTTGCAGCCAATTTTTCAATTGATCTGATTTCCATTGTTGGCATCCAGAACAGTAAAAATCTCTGATCATCAACTCAAATTGACGGTGTGCAGAATGCATGTATTGATCAACACTTTCAATGCATTTTATGTCTTGTAGTATAATAATTTGCACTTCCAGAAATCTATCAATTGTTTCAAAATCACATTTACCCAAGTTTTTGTGCCAGCAACGTTGTATTAAAAGATCGTCCATCAAACCAAGACTCAAACCAACACATTGGTTCGGTTTCAATTCAAACGTTTGTTTCAATGGCGATGGCCACGTGGATAAACCATTTTTGGTAAACGACGCGAATCGCGATATAGCATTGTTTATACCAACGACGAGTGAAACAAGTTTCGCGTGATCGAACATATTGACAACTGTTGCCAAAGTTCTAGTCGATCCTGCCTTTTATATCAAAAATCGATCAAAAATAATACATTTCTGACGATAATATTACAAATCGCTTTGTTTGGAAATGAACGTAACACGACATAACATATATTATTATTTTATTATACTTTTGTTGTACAATTTTTGCTCATTTTTATCAGATGTACAATCATGTTATATAAATAAAATATTACTATTGAAAATTTTATGGCATATCTTTTATTTAATTTTAATTGTTTTTCTTAAAATAATAAGAATTGGTTTCATTATTGTCGACGAAACCAATACTTTTGTTGTACAATTTTTGCTCATTTTTATCAGATGTACAATCATGTTATATAAATAAAATATTACTATTGAAAATTTTATGGCATATCTTTTATTTAATTTTAATTGTTTTTCTTAAAATAATAAGAATTGGTTTCATTATTGTCGACGAAACCAAAAATTATATCGGGGTTTGTTTATCACAGCGTTGTCAACGTAGATTGTTTTTTTTTCAATTAAAAATAGTACATTTTTGAGTGTAATATGATGTTGAGATTACAACATCACCCGTAACCAAATCTTTTTTAGAATCGTACAAACGCTGCAATAACTGCAAACTCCGTTGATACCGGATATCAGACAATTCTCTGATTTGTGTACTCACGATCGGTCGATCGATATGACGGTTGTCTGAAAGTGGGTTACGATCGACCAAATATCGATTGTYTCTAAGCGTATTGACACTTGTCACAAAATGTGTCATCACGTCAGTCGTATCTTCAGCGATTTGTTCGTTAAGCTCCGCATCGTTTGTGTTTTCAGTTGACGAAGACAGTCGTCTGATAATTTCTGTCATCAATATGCACAATTGCAAATTAATGTAAAAACAAGCACGTTGTTCCGAATCGTTGATATGTTTTTGTGCCCAACTGAACCACAATACGATATAATCGTAATAATGTATTAAATGATTTGCATAATCCACAAATGCTTGATAAATTTGCATCAATTTGCTGTTTTTTTTAAATTGTTTAAACATTAATGCTAGATTTTCGAACAATATATTTATCACGGGATTCGAAACAGTATTGTACAACGTATCTACTATACGCAATGTTGGATCACGGTCTTCCATTATTTTAAGATATCTGAACGTTTTTATTCCAAAATCCAAATCACCGCTAACTATTGGACGATGATCCAGATTTCGAAACGGTGCTGTATCGATAGTTACAGCTTCTAATGTCAGGTCCGAAACAACATTGTTTTCTGTCAATTCTCTAGTTTCTCTCGGTGCAATATTTTGAATTTTGTTTTGAACACCATCTGTATCAGAATCACGAGGTCTCGGTCTTTTCATTGAAMCGCTTTCAACTTGCATCGATTCCACACCATCATTGTTGTTATTTGACCCAGTAAAAGTCTCCATATTTTTATTAAATTAATATAGTGAGAGTGTCTTTAGCCTTATTAATATCTTTTAAATAGACAGGCATGTTTTGGTCTTTATCGACCACAGTTTTGGCAAGTACGCTAATAGTGTATGTTTTGTTCCCGGTTGCAATTACTTGCCAATCATATGATTGAATTTTAATATCTTTATTGAAACGATTAACGATAAAAATTTTATTATCTGTCAGTGACATTTTGTTATGGATAAAATTGTAAACGATACCGTGCGACTTAATACCAAAGTCGATGCTAACGAATCAATAAGAATATGCTGTTGGGATAAGACGAAAGTTGTTTGGATTGCTGTATCGCCAAATCATGAACAAAATATACAAACCGACGTTGGGGATACCGTTGCCGAAATGCACAATACACCCACAACGAAAAGATTGCGCGTTGAGAAAAAACAAGAACCAACGGTCGTATATTCACTTGACAAAAATCGAAAATATAAACCTGTACGACAGCAGAAATGAGTTGTTTATGAGATATTTGATTCCACAAATAGAAATAATACGATACGTTAAATTCGATAACGTTATTCTTTTAGCTTATACAAAAGCAATTTCCTTAGATGGATACAAAGGAATAGATTCCGCTGGCGAATGCAATATTCATGTATTGTCCAACGTTAAAGATAAATTGTCCGATATAACGAGTGAGTTATTGAAACACGATGTGATTGTGATCCAAAAAAAAAGATATTTTTTTGATTTGTTGTACAATACGAATGGTTCTATTATATTATTGCCTCAAGATATTCTGGCCTACGAACCAGTCTCTAAAATCGACGAAGTGTATGTTATTAATGGTTATTCCAATACAAAAAATATACACACAAATATTTCAATTTATTACAGTTTACTTATTATTAATACAATTATGACAATGTGTTTGAATGAAAAAAATCCATTGTCAGATGCTGGCAAATCATATGCAAAAATTGTAAGAATTGTCAAACCGTGCCCATTTAATAAAAACAATTTGGGTATGTGTACACGAAATTTTGCAAATCATGAATTTAAAAACAATCATCTATTTGATATGCCGTTAAAATTGTTAAAACAATTTCTGGTGTTTCAAAAAATTGTTTTGACACCTAACAGGCCTGATTCATATCTTTTCAGATTTACCGTAGACAAAATCAAAAATAATATACAATACAATACATTTGCTGAACAACTAAATATTCACGTATCATATATCGAAAATATATTTCATTATTTTGATAACATACAAACTGTACAAATAAATCAATAAATCATTCGAATAAAGAAGCCAAAATGTCACTATCGTCCATATATTCTTCTTCCTCCGACGTATCGCTTTCATGATAACGATTGATATATTCCAATACTTTACTCGGATCGAGTACCGTGGACTCGTTTTCTGCAGATTCATTTGATGACGTTGATGTAGAATCTATATCTTGAACATCAATCGATGGCTCTTTTTTGTCCAACGTCATTTGTGTTGAGTCACTTACAACTTTGTTTTCCAAAATAGGATGAATGTTGTTTGTTGCATTATTAATTCGTCGCAACACAACATCATCCACTATTGGATTAATTGCTTCTATTTCATCAACAATCGGATTTGAAACATCTACGTCATCCGTATCGATGTTAATTTCGTTTTCAGCTTCCAAATCTATATCTGGATAATTTTGTACGAAATGGAGATCTCTTATGGTATACAATTTGGTTTTATCAATATTACAATCCATTGTGGTTTCGTCGTAAAGCGACGGTGGACATGCTAACCAACCATTTGTAGTTTTGTGCAAAACACTGTCATACATAACACCGTCGTACGATTGAGTGTCGACGTTCCAAGTTCTTTCCTCGAATTTCATTACAGGCGTAAACGATGCTGTTATGATAGTATTATAACTTTCCACATACACAGATCGACAAGCCAATTCATCGTTTAGAATGACAATTGCACCAGCAACGTTATTCAAATCTATTCCATTTTCGAAACATTCATCGTTAACTAAAACGCCGGCTGTCTCTGCGAGATCGGTGACAATAATCTCTTGCAAGGGCATTGCATACAAACACGATACCGACACGTTATCGGATTCTTGAATATAAATGTCATTGTCTAACACGATATCAGATTTTACGCGACAAGGTGACGTTATCGACGTTGTGCCAACGGTGTTGGTATATGTTGAAAAAAATTCGTTATCAYYAATTACGTTTGAACTGGTTATTTCATTATCCGAACAAATATTGTATTTATCGCCCGCAAATATGTCATACAAAACKTCGCCGTAACAATCGATCTCGTTGCCAGTCAATGGACTGAATCCAATAAAACCATAATTTTTTGCATAATCAAGCGATGAAAATAACATAGACGTTGATACTGGCAAATTTTTGGACAACAAATTTTGCACGTTTACTCGCACGGCTGTTGTAAAATCGACGTTATAATCGTTTTCAGTACTAACAATTCCTGCATGATCTGTAATTATTTCAACATCGTTTATATCAAATGATTTACAAATGTTAGTGGTTCGATCTAAAATTATTTGAGGAATTTYAAGGTCCAGGGTAAACGGTTCAACGGTCAATTCAATTTCCTCGGAATCGCAAACGACTGAATCGGTTATTTCATAATCCGTACAGACGACCGCTTCGTTTGCATATCTGAAATGAGTATTTTCAATCATCGTCATTATAGATCCGCTACCATTTTCTAATGACATGCAACGCGTATCGCCAGCGCATGAGTATTGACCATCCGTTTCGACACGGATTGGACACGATATGATTTGTTTGTCGAATGCCGAAGTGCATTGATAATATTGATTGTCTGCTAAATCGTCTGTAATATACGTATATCCAGAACCGTTGATTTTGCATAAATCAACCTCTACGCAACCTAGTGTTGTTGTATCGAAAATCATATTTTCATCGCAAGTTTGTACGGTAGTCTCGTTGTTTAAACACATTAAATATTCATCATCGGCCAATGTRTCGGGTCTGTCGCTCAACACAAAATAATCGGCGACATCTGCACAAGCGTCTTTGTCCACACACTGTAACATATCGGAATCGAACAATTGATTGTCGTCGCATTCTTTAATTTCGTAAGAGTCGTCGCCGTTGCAAACAATATACAATGTTGGATGGTAAATTGTATCCGTTGTCGTCGATCTGTTGTATTTTTGATAGAAAGCRATATCTATTAATGATTCATTGACTGGTAAAATTGTTCCTGCTGATTGATTTTCGCAAATATTTTGACGAACGCAYTGATAACCATCAAAAATCATATTTGCTGGACATTTTAGATCAACCCAACCGTCGTCCACGTGCAAGGAAAACGATGTCGCATCAATGGTCGTAACGCGTTCCGTATTATCGTCGACATCTTCAAACGTTTGATCGTAAAAATTAAATCGYTTTTCTAAACCAGAATACCACATGTTGCTTGTCATCGTGTACGTTTCTGTTTCAAATGTCACTACCTCGTACACGGGCCACCTGACTCGAGAAATAAACGAGACGTTGTCAAAACTGATTATATCAGACGTATATGCTTCCATTAACAAAWTATGTATTTGTTTGTATTTTTCAACATTGTCCGTGTTATCGACAAAAAAATTATATGTAAAAAAAAGTAACAAAATACACAAAAACAAAAATACTATCAAAAACATATTGATACTTATTTATTTGCATTGTTTATGTCATTTAACAAACCTTTCGCTATATCAGTACATACAAATTCTTCGAAACTCATTATTTTTGCATTGGCAATATTATGATCATAATACGAATATAAAGTTTTTAAAATTAGCGCTGAATTTTTTTCAGATTCGGTGTATTTATTTATATTGGGATAAATTATGCGACCCAAACGTTTTTCTATTATATATTTTAAATGTAACAACGACCCTGCTATTAAACCATGTATATTTCTTAATGCAAAAAATTTTTGCACCGCTGTTTGATCCGCTAGCATAATATCGTCAGCAGAAGTGGCCAGAGTATAATCCAAATCGTGATAAAACGCTATTTTGTCGTCCTCGTCAATAGGTTCCCCGCAATATAATTCGTTTCCAATACCCAAATATCGATGTTTGTTGATCATATTAATTAACCATTCAAACATGTTTTACCGTACGAATAATTTTATTGATACAAATAATCGCATAATGTACTTTCTCTTATCAAGTATTTATCGCTCATTGCGCCCAAATCGATATTTTACATGTTTTRTTTGTGTTTTTTCAAGTAATGTTTTATTATTGTATGCTGGGTTCGTGCATTGAAATCAACAATAATATTCGACAAATGRTATATTTGTAAACACAAATATATRWATCYATACATATAAAATAGTATATTTGTAAACATAAATATATAATTCCATACATATAGCAACAATTTATAATGAATACATATAAATGGTAGATTGCTACAGACAATTTGGTATAAATACATGTTTTTATTTGTGTTTTTATCAATCGACGGTTGGTAGCGGGCCGTTGTAAACTAATCGATAAGTTTAAATTTTTGATTTTGACTGGCGTTGAGCGTCCAAGAATTTAGTAATAGCAGTTTTCTACAAATAATTGTAATAAAAATTATTTTTTTTTGCAGCACACGTTTTACGAAGAGATTTGCGATTTGTCATCGATTCATCCATAGAAGGCTGGCAAAGGAGATTCGGTGATTGCGGTTCACCAAGCCCGATACGATTCCTTCGTTATGTTGGACCACAGGCGAATCGGTGCCGCGGTTATAAGTTGGAGTAAAACGTTGTCGGTTCCGATCGATGTGTACGAGGAAGATGACGTACTCGACGAGGCTTTACATCCGTACGAGAGATTCAAGACGCGAAACGCCCGATCATGTTATTCGTACAAAGTCTTGACTTGTCTCGAGTTCTCAAGAATTTTTTGATCAGAGTTATCTACAAATAACTAGGAGTTCTCAAGAATTTATTGATCAGAGTTTCCTACAAATAACTATAATAAAAAATTATTTTGTAATCGCAGGACATTTGTTTTGACGCAGATTTGCCATCCAGTTTTGTGGTCTTGACTTGCGTCGAATCTTCAAGAATTGATTGATTAGTGTTTCCTCTAAACGATTGTAATAAAAATTATTTTTTCATTGCAAAACATTTTATACACAGCGATTTGCCATTGACGTTTATTGATGTTTTCTTGTACTGTGAATCGTGGTAACAATTTTGTTAATATTTTGTATTCAGCAGGAGGACTTRCAACGTACTTACTGTAACATTTTGGATTAAAATGTTACTCCAACTTATCACTGCGATTCCAATTTTCTCCAACACCCAGGCCACGACAATCCAACACGGTGTTGTTCGGTCGGATAACGGCAGAAACAATTCATCGATATTTGTGTAATTAAATCAATTATCGTAAGATTGTTTCAGCTGTTATGCCAACAAATCTTAACTGTAAAAATGAATACGATCTAAACAATCTCGTGGTTCTGGTTGAAAATCWAATTACGAATTTTATACTAAAAATAAATACGATCTAAACAATCTTGTGGTTCTGGTTGAAAATGTAATTACGAATTTTATACTATAAAAATAAATACGATCTAAACAATCTTGTGGTTCTGATTGAAAATATTATTACGAATTTTAACGTTCTTAATGTAAAACGTTCGGTAGAGGCAGCAATCTTTGTAACATGTGGATAGAATTTTTTAGGCAAATTGTGATCACGAATACCGTACGAGTATTATGATCGACTATGACTAGGCGTCGATATGCGCGGTATTTAAAGCTTTTCATGTGTCACCCGAAGGAGCAGAAAGAAATTACAGATAGAAGATAGCGTCGTTTATTCGGACCATCACTTGTAGACGTTGTTTATATACATTGTTAACACACTTGTTATTTTATATTGTATCAACATAATTATGAAATAAATGTTAAAACTAGTGTTCTAAATTCAATTGTACTGTATTTACCCATCATAATTATGAAATTTAATTTAAATTGACAAATAAAAACATAACGATTATCTGTTGTAATTTTTATTAATTTGTAATACAATTAAATACATATATTTGTTACAAAGCAACGAGCATTGCAACACCATATACATTTTTTCGTTTTATATTTAATCTAGTCTAACGTGCCACGTGTTTATCAAAGAAACAGCGGTGTTATAATTCTCGTTATCAAACTTTTGATCGTGACTATTGGCTCTGATGTCTTGCAAATTTAATATTTGACGATTTGATACGTAATGATTGTTGATCGTATAATTGTCCAAACGAGTACCTTCAATTTTTTCGAGCCCCGTTTTAACTTTATCACAATATTCAGTATGTGCGTCATCCGGTGTTGCGTAGAATAACGTGTACGGTATTCGATACATAACAGCTTTATTATTTCCGTTGTAAACTATTTTTTTATCTATATTGTCACCTAAAATTGTTTCACGATTTAAAAATGATATAGGCGATATTATCAAGTGTGGATTGATACCATCTTCAGAAATCCAACAATTTAGATCGCTTGCGATATTCAATACACCTTTTTGTCCATGAACGCTGCATATTTTGATACCAACACAATCTTTATATTCAAACACGTGACGTATTTTGACGATATACTCTTTGTTGATTTTCTCAAATTCGCATTTTACCTTTAAAGAGCGAATGTCAAAATTGTTATGAAAATACATCATTATTTTATAGATATACATATTTTTGGATCTCAAACTGGTTATTTTGATTTTTTTACCCAACGTATTCCAATTAATAGCGTTTTGGCTGGTTATTTGGCACACGCCGATTAATTTGTATCCGTATAGCGTATTCAAAACATTATTTTCAACATTGCTTGTGATGCGAAAATATTCGTTTTCGTTCAAAGTCGAAATTCCGCGTAGAATAATGCTACGCAAATTATACACAACAAACGGTTGATTTAKGTTAGGCACGTACGGATCTTCGCTAGTTTTTAATCTATCATCTCCGATCATTGTCCACAAGTATATCATTTTGTCGTTACAATAATGTTTCGAATCCACAACAATGCAGTTTTTATTTTCATTTTTCATAAATTTCATATATTTTTCAGGTACAAAAGAACTTGGAATAAATACCGGTGATGCGTTTTTTAGATTTCTCATAAATACCATAATTTTGGCCGGTGGTATGTTGATAAAAACATCCGTATGTTTATTGCAATAAAACAACGTAGTACGAGACAACAGAGATCTCACACAAGATTCGTTAAGAAAAATTTTATCTTTGAAACACGACGATTCGTGATGTAATTCGAACGGTGTTACATATGTATCGATGTATCCGTCGTCTACGAACAATCTTGCTTTTTTCATTATCAACCCAACGTGGTAATTCAAACAGATCAACGATTTAAACATACGTATTTCTATTGGCAATGCCTTGATTATTTTTACAAATTTTTCCACATTGTGTACAAAATATTGTGTTGGACAAGAATTAAAAACGATTCGATATTTCGAATTTGATGTAGATATCAGCTGATCATTTATTAACGTTGTAAATATTCGAAATATCGTTGAATAATCTATATTAGGTAAAATGACATCATGTGTTTTTGTGAACGTTTTACCGGCGGCGTGTAACTCGCCATGATCGCAATGATCGATGAAATATCTGTAATCAGAATATTGCATATTGGCTTTGTAAGAAACATCTTTAGATACAATTTTCAAAATTTCGTCGATGTTTTTGAAGTTTAGATCAAATACGTTTACGTCACGATTTGTTCGACTGGTGTGTTCTTGTAAACGTGGATTCATTTTGAAAATTTTTTGAGTCGACAACGTTTTCGATATGCCTTTAAAAATTTGACCATCTACAATACTTTGCATCACACCACGCGACGAATCATTCACCAATTTTGTTACCGGTATTTGTTTGTCGATCAAATATAAGATAAATTTTTTCGTTTGTAACAAAAACGTTTCCAATAATTGCGACGGTGATAATATTAGTTTGTTACTCAACGTATCTATGTGATAATCTGTGCAAATATGTCGCATAGTGGATTTTATGAGGTCGCTGTCGATGTTATCGAACAAAAAACCTAATTCAGGCCATTTGTAATTGTTYTGAAAATATGGAACAATTTTTTCRATAATTTTGTCGTCAACGAAATAGTCTTGACCATAGACATCTCTGACATGCAATTCGTCGGTTGACGATTCGTATACCAACTGAATACTTTGCCCATATCGTTTTACATCACCATCCGGACAAAAATTTCCGTACAGATACAACCGTTTTGCATCGCTGGAAAATTGCGCCGATCGAAAATTGTGCAATTGAATGTTATTGTTCATCATTATATTTGGTATGGTGTAATAATGTCCGTTCATTACAAAACAACAACCGAGAACCTGTTCATCTTCGTCGATGGTTGTGATGTCACGAAATTTTCTATCTAGCCAACTTTGCAAAGCAACAACAACACATTGATGTAATATACATTGTTGCAGCACCTCGTTGTACAAACAACACACATACGATTTTTTTTGGTTAATTAATTGATCTATATTTGGCACATTTTTTCTTTTATGTTTACAATTTAACACGTAAATTTCGTTTCTATTACACAATTTTTGATATAAAAAATTAAAATCTTTAACCGACATAATAATGAATCGTAACAAACACCACTTTGTGCAAATTAACAAATGGCGAAAAATAGATGAAAAACTACACTTGCATCAATCGTTTTCAGCCAAATGTTACAAAAAACCGCAAGAATGTCGAATCTGTCTCAATAACGTGTTGGCCGGCAAAATACCGCTAATTGCTGGTAATCGTTTATTGTTCACAAGTTTTATTTGTCACGATTGCGTTAAAAACGGTTTAAAATATAATCCGAATTTTTTGAAAACGGATATATATCGTTCTCGTACGATATTCTGGTTTGACTACCCATTCGACATTTTACAATGTCAAAAAATATTAGATATAAATCCRATTATCACAGACAATTCCGAATGTTCGGAAACTTTACGCAAATGTAAAATTGATATGCAAAACAAATACGTGTTTGATAATGTGGGAGAACGGATAAACCGTTTATTTGAAGTCAAATAAAATGCAATTTGGCATTAAAGACAATTAAATATCCGCTCATTGTGTGAAAAATGGACAATCATAATTTGATCAAACAAAAACAAGCAAATCACRRAATYTTGAATTTSTAGATGTCACGTTTGTTGGACTCYCRAGTWCAACACATTTGACAAACTCAAACGCCCCGTTTCTCGTATATACGACAGTTYGTCTASMWKCGAATGTCGCGTTTGTTGGACTCGGGAGTCCAACATATTTGACAAATCGAGTTGTGCTTAAGTTGCGTATATCTGACATTGGTTGAGTRGGACGGTGTCGCGTTTGTTGGACTCCAGAGTACAACACATTTGACAAATTATTAAAGTGGCTTTTGTCGAAATTACTTAAGCATAAGAATGTAAAATATCGTTTATAATATGCATTACGTTATAGCAATACTGATATTTGTCTGTATATTTTTCATATACAGTTTTATTAATAATTTTACAAATTATCGAATTAATGATACGAACAAAGATGAAATTGTATTGTATAAAAATCTAGACACTGACGTTTTGAAACTACCGTCGGATGAAATAGTATTGGAAACAAATCCAAAAACGTGCCATACAGAATTAACACCATGTACAACCRATGGCGATTGTTTCGAATGTCAGGAATTGTTGGCCAAATGTCAATCGTTCGACGAAGAAGTACAAATCGAAATTGGATCGACAACTTTTGTTATTCCACCAAACGAATCATATTGTTTGGCAATCGATGCTAAAAAAAGTCGGTCGTGTAACGTGTACACGGGAAAATGGATACTTGTGGAAACGGATACGGGACTCGGGTTGATATGCAGTTGTTTGTACCCCGGGTTGGTTACACAAACAGACATATATTCGGATTGCGACGTATCGGTGGGATGCAACAACGCTGGTGTAATTTCTAATTTGCATACGTCGCCGTTAACATGCGATTGCAACGATGGTTATGTCGCTGATACTGCCAACGATCAACCCATATGTCGACCTCGCCAAATTAAAGATGTTATATACGATACGACGTTGTTTCCACGAGAACCTTGTCCGGATAATTACATCAGCGTTGCACATGACGGTCTCGACGAATCGTATCGTCAACAATTTATTTTATCAAATATATGTATTCCCGATCCTTGCAGCATTGACCCCATCACCACCCAAACTATCAGCGGATATGGACAAATCAAACATAGATATATTGATGAAAATATCGTATATTTCTGCAATTGTTCAGCTCAAACAGGCGCTTTTGGTATTAACATAGGTAATTCTATGTTAAAAACAAATTCATATAATTTGAGCAATGCCTGCATTCAGCCTTTGTTGAAACAATACGAATTTGGCGACGATACGTGGATGAAATGGTTTTGGGGTCGTTCAGACCCGTTAAATGTATGTGACGTCGACTTCRCGTTTCGTTTGGCAAAAACATATTTCAAAGATGCGTATCATCAAATATTACAAAACGTTGTCGGTGATATAGGTACGTTAAAATTTGCTATTCAAGAAACATATTATTACACGAGCACTAATGAAATTAATCATTTTACACGAGCAATCAAGTTGATGGAACGTACTTGGCAACCGATTTGTTATAAACATTTTATTCGAGCTTGTACAGAAGATGTGTGTGTGTGGCGTACACCACGTACATTTTTAGTAGGATCAAAAGAATTTTTTACAGGTCAAAAATGTCAATTAAGTCGTTTGGAAGATCCGATAGTTCTACCCGATCCCAACTATATATTTGAAGATAGTGTCGTTTATCCAATAATAGCTTATGGTCCACCAAAACATTACGGTATCGCATTTCCCGTAGTATTTTATATATACAACGATATAACTTTTCTGGGTTATGATCCAAGAAGTTCGTCGTTTTACGATCAAACTGTTTATCACATAAACTCAGAAATGATTACCGAAGACATCGACACGTTATCTTCTTTGATTTACACGTTTCCGAATTACAGCAGATTATCTTGAGTTTCTAATTTATCGTAGTCAATGATTTCATTGCAATACAAAAGATCGGAATAACAAATTTTAAATATTTTGTAGATATCTTTATCCTGCAAAATATTGTGCAAAACGACGTTGATTTCTTGGGAATGAACGTATGTTGCAAACACGCCATCGTTGAATGTCATATTTAAATTTGTTTTTGTAAAATTTTTAAATTTTTTCGTGAAATTGTTTGGCATGATAAAATTTAAATGTTGGTATAATAAATATCCTCGAATATTACAATTTGACATTAATAATTTATATACCAAATTCGTTGTGTTAAAAGACGAATTGGAAATATATTTTAAGCAACCGTCGAATACTTTAGTCTTTAATATTATATTTTGCACAGATTTATCGACGTGATTAAAATGTACGTATGTCGTTAATAAATGTTGTTTGCATCTTTCGAAACACGAAATAAATTGTTTTTGCATTTCGACATTATCACAGGCTTCGACGGTTATTGTTATCGACACGTAGCTGTAAGTTGTGAGGTATTCGTAAATTTTCGAAATATCTTTTGGGTCGTTGACAATCAATTCGACGTAACAATACGGTATTTCGTTTATTAAAAAAGCTTTAGCCATTCGAGGTTCGTTAATCGGCCCGCAGAGATTAACAGAAAGTTTCACATTGTTTGGTAGATGTTTGGCAATTGTTTCTTTTATGTGAGGCGGTAATCGTTGTATTTTTCTGTAAAAAATATATCAAATTAAATTTGAATAATATTGTTATTGAAATATTAACCACATTACCTTGTAATCGAACGACCACAACGATCGATAGCAACGTTCAATACGGTTCTTGGTGCCATTATTTCCCGCCAAATCATCATCGAACGAACAAGTTGTTGTATATATAATCTACCTTATCAAAACTTGATAAGATTACGAATTTATCTAATCATAATCGTTTTGTGATTGGTCGATTTTTRATAAAAACGATAAAATCGTTTGTTTTTCACCTTTTATTTCCACACATTACAATCTTTACATAGTTGTTGTACATTATTTTCGATTCGTTTATTTGAAATTTATCGATATTGTTGTTTTGTGTCATTTTAGTATTAACCAGCATCAAAATTGCAAAATACAAACTTTTGATAGTTTTGCATTTGAAAGTTTTATATAACTTTGCATTAAATACAATGTTTTTATTGTGGAACCAAAACCTGGTCAAATATTTATTGTTCTCACACAATAAACGTGTCAAGTAAACAGTGTCGCCCAAAGTTTTAATAAATGTAAATATTTCGTAAAAATACGTTATGTTATGCTGAGACAACGGATCAATTGTTCTCACATAATATTCTATACCAAAAGCGTTCAATTTTTTATTTTTATTGGCGATTTTGAAAAATTGGTTCGCACACGCACCTATGACCAGATATTGCAAATTGACAAATGTGTTTTGTTCATAAAAATAATTAGTAAACAACGTAGACATAGCTTCGACGTGGAGATGTAACGTATTAACGCATGTCAATTTTGACAGCATTTCGAGCAGAGTCGTTTTCTCGTCAGGTGCGCAATACAGATTCGCGTGAACACGTGTCGACAAAATTTTGAGCAATCTTTCATATGTGGTAAAATTGTGTACAACTAGCTTGTTGTACGGGCAAAGAATCTGCTGCCAATCAAAATGTGTAGGTTTGTGAGAAAATATATTCCATTTTGTTAACGGGTCAACGTACTCAAAAATTAAACGTATCAAATGCCACGATTCGTTATTTTTACACACCTCTTCCAAATTCCACATGTTGACTATGCACTGTCGTCATGTGACGAGCTATATATCGAATTCGCTTGTCTCGCAATCGCACATATTTGAACAATGCGTGCACATATTAACACAATATATATATTTTGTAAATATTTGCCACAAAACACATGTAAAACGAATCATAGTTTTTTTGATATTTGATTTATTGTTATTATTATTCATATTTATATTCTTAGTCAATACATTTGTTTATTACATTATACATTATAGTGTATGGTTATTTAAATCTTTTCAAATATATTTTGAAAATATCATTCTGAATGTTTGACATATCAGAACCAATGTATCGTTTCTTTCCGCAAAAAAATCCTTTACTGTTTAAATCTAAATCAAAGTTTGAATCAACATGCGTACAAATRTCATCAAAAATGATATCTGTTGAGTGAAGGTACGTATTGTTGTCAATTTGTGTTATGTTATATGATCGATTAAGATTATTGCAATGTTTTATAATTTGTCGACCWTCGATAATATTGGTAAAAGTGATGTCGATAATAAACGTTGAAACGTTTTTGCATGTAAACAACAATAGTAGACCATAAGGCAAACTAGATCGTCCCAAATACAAATATTGTAATTTTTTACATAAATTTTCAAATTTACACAATAGAAACGCGATGTCCGAACAAGTTTTATTCAAACACAAGCAACTGCACTTTGGCGTGTATGAAAAAAAATAATACAATATTTCTTCAATTGTGTATTTGATGGCGAAACAACAATTAAGCTCGACGTAATCTTTTTGAAACAAAGATGTGCACATTGTCGTAAGCCCTTCGTCGTTTCCATGTGCAGTAATTTTTTCAAACGTTTCCGGTTTTTCGGATGTCACATTGAAAATTATTGGTCGCATTCTGCATAACAGCAATCCATCAACTGCGTTACTAAAATTCTTGCATTTGTTTAGCAATGCATTTTTGCCGGTTCTCTTCGTCGATAATTTGGATGCATTTTTGCTGATTGTTTTTTTTATATCCAATGACCTGCAATATAAAAACAACATTTTATCACAAGTAATTAATTTAATATAATTATATTTATAATTAGAAATGTATATGTGAACTAACATTTTGATTTCGTAGCCTGTTACAGTAGGACGACTGGATCCACTTTAATATTGCACTCAATATCATTATATTTATATACTCACCTGAGAAACGATAACGCTRTGTTGACCCCCACACTCGATGCAGATTATGCGTTCATTTGATACGTCTATCACCGTTGGAAGATAAACATCTTGAGCGCTGTCTAAGCCTAATTGATAATTTGATCCCATACCCCAACAATATGCGTTGCCTGTAAAAATCGTGGTGATCAAATGTTACGATAATAAAAATAAATCATCTTGACAATTGCGGTGCAAAATGATCGATAACGATATCTTRAATATTTTACCAGTGTCGTCGATACAAAAAGATTGTCGATCACCGGATGATATATGTGTGACATTTTTGATCGTATCAATGTGATTGATTAATACGTTTTGAGTGGTTACGCCCAGCACACCGTAATCGGGACTGCCGCATGATAATATATTACCGTCTTTTGTTAGAAATAACGTATGATTATCACCGCCACATATTTCTACAATATTTTGTCCAATATTCGATATGCGGGTCATTTGTTCGCAATCGTTGTCATCGTGCCCTGTAACACGTTGTTCATTGTATATACTGTCATAAATTCGACTTTACAATTTATAGATTTATGTACCGAATTGTCTACTATTGTTTAATCCACATGCGTATATATGTTGATTTCGTATACTCTTAGCAAACGTGGCATACGTAGTCGTCCATACGTTTTCGTAATTACCACATATCATGTGTGGTTTCATCTCATTTCTAAATCGTAAACATCTAACGCTTCTACCAAGTTGATTTTGTTCGTTACAACCCATAGTATATATTCTGCCACGTTTTGAAAGAAGCGCAAAATGATCTGCCCCAGAACTGATTTTAACAATATAATCATCGTAAATGTTTTTTTTTTCAAAATAAATTTTCGGACTCGGATCTTCGAAATTTGATAAAATCAAATATGGTCCGTTCGAATTCTGCAACATATATTTTTTATTGACATAACAGTCGAATATATAATGTATCATATAAAACAAATTTTTGAACACACACCCTGATCAAACCACACGCTGCGACGGAACCACTGGCATATAAAAATACCGTATGACTGTCTCCGCAACTTATGTCAACAACTTTTTCGGGTAAATCCAATTTCGTTGGACACCCTTCGTCGTTTTCGTCGTTTGTTTTGCGACCTAGAGCAAATTCGTCGTTACATCCAAACGTGTATGCGTTTCCTTTGATATCCAAACAAACGGTATGCAAACCACCAGCGCGTGTTTTTACGATATTATTCAAATTGTTTAACTTTTTAAATTTTGTTATTGTCGAAACATTGTTTATGCCAAGTTGACCGGCAATGTTTTCACCACACACATATACGTTTGTTTCAATTTCTGCCATTTAAGTTATTATAATATTCTACATTCAATTGATTTTGATTGTTATATTCGATATAGATAACGTATAACAACGAAATAACTAATATTATGGTAATAATTATCAAAGCGTAGCACAAAGTTAATAATTGATAATAAAACAATTGTCTGTCGATTTTTGAAAGTCGTTCGACAAATGTCTGTGTTTGCGTCGTTTCCATTAAGACCAATAATAACGATACAGTTTTCTTTTTATATTAACTAAAGACGCATTGATGCCACTTTTACGCAATTCGTTCTGCAAAAAATCATCGGCAATTGTTTGCGAAACCGAAGAGTTGCAATTATCGACGTTAGGTGGTATTATGCCTATTGACGTGACGGTTTTATTCGTACCGTTGCAATGAACAGATATACCGCAATATCTAGATTCATTGATATTTGATATTATTTCGTAAATTTTCGGTATCACACCGTAATTTGTTATTAACACTTTGTAATAACTTATCATCTTCATCAAACCATCTATGTCAGAATAATCTGAATGTAGATGTTCTTGTATTAATTTCAATATGGTCAATTGGTTGTTGGTCGCAATTGTTGGACACAATGCACCAGCTTGTTGAAATTTTAGCAACCTGCGCAATCTTTCAAATTTGAGAGTTTTGATCAATTCTGAAACGATTTTATCGTTTAAATTTAATATATAGGTGCTATGTTTATAACGACTTAGTAAAATTAACAAACGTTTTACGTTTAAAACGATTTTTGAAGTGTCCAACGGTCTTTTTGCAAAACAAACGTTAAAATTTTTATAGCGTGCGTTTGCTATCATAGAACTGTTTGCTAACACGTTGTCACCATCCAATTTGACATATTTTGGAGTTAACCGAAACATCGGTTCTTGTATTGGACAAAAGACCATCCGCTGAAAGGAAAAACCACTACGACAATCGTATAAAAAATTTGTAAGAAATCCGCTATATACGAAAGTTCCCAAAGAACCAAACGTTGTCACCGGTTGTATCGGAGTAATGTACATAACAACAACGTTTTGAAGAACACCATCGTCGTGCTGCGTCGTAATCAACGTTTCTTTAAACACAGTCTCGAGATTACCGAGTATAGATACATCTTCCGGCAAACTTAAAATAACGCATAATGTAGTAGTTTCTTTGGGAATTAATGATGGCAATTTTTCTGCTTCGTTCTCRATCATATGTTTCGTGGGGAAAAGATATGTGTCGCTAATGTACACGTTATCCAGTTGTCCGCAAATAGTCATTTTGTACAAATTTTATTAACTTGGGTGATATAAAATTTAAATTATAATACAAAAAATTATAATCGTTCAAATCCGACACAGGACCGTTTTTAGCAAACCACAGACATGACAATGTACAGACCAGAATTATCAAAATTAGCAAAAATGTTTGCATTACGAGTTAACCTCGTTATAAATCTTATTGTACAAAGAAACTAAATTATTTTTCACACACACTAGCATAATATTCGAATAAATTGTAGGAATGTAACTCATCAAAGTGTAGTCGTCATCGCAGACACAATTGTCTACGCTAATATTTTGTACCGTGAGATCGATGTCAAATGTTCCATTTTCGCAAACAACAGGCCTCAGCTCATCGTAATCGTCGTACAGATCTCGATACAACGATATGCAATCTTTTCTGATTAGTTCCGACGTACTGGTATATATTGAAAACAGTCCGTGTTTCTCGTTGCAATTAACATTGTTGTTCTCGTTTGTTACAGTTGAACAGAAACCCGACAAACATGTGTGTTTATTACCAATACTGGTCACATTGCAATAATCATAACATTGGGAGTCCGTCACGCAAGGTATTTTACTGTCAGCGCAATTAAAAGTTGAGCGATTAAATATATTCACATCAACAGTGTCGTTTTTGTTTTCATCTTCATTTTGTAATTGTTGTACAAGAATGTTAGTTAAATAATATATCATACATAGAATGGTCGTTGCAAATAAAAGTAATATCATTAATTAATTCTAGGACGTTTACACTCCGGAATTATTACACCAAATATGGACGAACGTGTGGATGAACAACAAAAGATATTGGTATTTTAAAACAAAGGATGTTTGGACGTCGAAACTTACGTTCAATTCATTTGACAAATTTTTATTGTATGTGACAAATATGAATGTCGAATGCATTAACGTAAGAGAATTGATACACGAAAATTGTCGAGAATGGATTATAGATATAGATAGCGATGCAACCGACGCCGATACCTTAAATCTTCAAAACAATGTCGCAATTAAAACTTTACAAAAGTTTTTCGTCAACGGTAACAACAAGATATATACGTCTGGAAATAGAGGTTTGCACGTATGGTTGGACAGAGAGATATTTTCACCTTGGACATCCAACGATTTTCGAATTGCTTACGCTGGTTTAATGGACAAAAGCAGAATCCACAAAACACAGTATAATTTACAAAATTCAAATTCTTTTTACGATTGTTTTTTGCAAGCTTTGCGACATTCGGACATTATACTTCATTTATCAAAATTTGTATCAAATTTACCCAAAAACGTAGACGTGTCAGAACATGTTATTGAAAAATTGTTCCCAAAAATAGATTATGGTCTATTCACATCCATACACCGAGGTTGTCGTGTACCTTTGTCTTACAATCCCAAAGGTAACAAGTACAGTGTACAAATAATATAATATTAAAAATTGATCATTTTTCTTGKGTCGATACTTTGTGTTTTTCGGTAAACGCAGCTACACTCGGAACTTGACAATGGAACGCACATTGATGTGATCGGGTCGTATTCGTGTCCAACATCGCAAAATATCTGCTCGTTAATACTACAATCGAAAGCCGAATAACAATCGAATGGATGTTCGACCAAACCTTYGTATCCAATTGGACATATCAAAGATCTCAATTTGTTTCCATTGTATCTATTCAAATTTGAAATTCGTATGAAAAGAAAAAGTTTTACAATTAATGTGATTATCAATAAAATATGACTGATAGAAAACAACTCCTTCCACATTTTATATGACTTATCACCTTTATTATTTATTGATTGTTAATTTTAAATATAGGTATATGTTTGTTTACAGTGTTATCTTGTTCGATTTTATATCTAAACGTAGACATGAGCAATTTGGAACTCACACCTTTACCCAATGCGAAGTAAACCGTATGATCGATCATTGATAACGCATTTTTTTTCTCATTTTCATTAACATGAATGTACAGATGCACAAAAGAATGTTCAAGAATAATGTACAGAAAAAAGAATTGCAATATTTCATTTTCATTGATTTTGTCAGAAGAAACGTCGTTGGTGTTTACATTGCACGCGATGTCGTCGTATAACGTTGTAATCAACACGTCGTTATCGTCTTCTCTATAGTGTATGGCTGTTTTGCTTTGTAACAAATTTAATATCGATTCTCTGTCAACGTGACACGTAATTTTTGGCAACTCTGTGACAACAACATCTTGATTGTTGCAAGATGCTGGTGTAAATACAACATATTCGTAGGGAATCGCTTTGGAATATGTTTTATAAAACATTGCAGGAACCGGCTGGTTAACCGTCAATTTGAAAATGAACGATAAAGATATGTGTATGATAGTAAACATTATATCTTCGTACGAAGTCTGTGTAAATATGTCTTGCAAAGTCAATCCTTTCATATGATGCCATAAAATGTTTATATAATCGACCATCCGATTTTTGATCATTATTTCGTGACGATTTCCATTTTGTCTGGTAATTCTACGTTCAATGTCTGCGATGTTGATGTTTGTGACCATGGAACTTTTGTCATTTTCGATCGATGCTGTCGTTCGAAACATTATAGTTACTTATTCTATCCGGTCGAAGCATGCGGTGCAACGTTTCGCATTARATTATTCAACGGATTTCCAGTTGCTGTTCTAGTTGCAGCTGTCGTTGTCGTGGTGGTATCCGTTCCAGACGACGTGTTCAAACTAGTCATGCTTCCGTTTGTCGAACTTGAATTTACACACAATATAACAATAATGATTATGATAATTAACAGTAGAAAACTCATCCACCGGTTACCCCCTGCGACGCTGTCAAATCCAAATCCAGAAGCTGCGTCCATTTTTACGAAATCGTCTTATTACTTACAAAGTTGCATTATGTATGAATTTTTCAACAAATTTGGCATGATTTTTTGCATCAACGACACCGTCGGATAATACGTTTATAATTATCAAATTTTCGATCATTGCGATACCGCAAAACGATATTAATACCATAACGCCACCGATCACGATTTTCATCAATTTAATTAATTGACAAGATTTGCTTTCTTGATCGTAAGATAAATTGACCTGCAAACCATCTATTGCGTCAGTCATCGTTAATTTACTTATAATAATTTATTTTTTGCATATTTACGCATAAAGAATATCATTGTATTTTTAATCATCGGGCTGTTGAAATTAACAAATGGTTCCGTTTTTACTTCAGGTGACGAACATCTGATTAAAATATAAATAACCATTTCAGATCGGGTCGTAAACCTCACGAGATATAAATCACGTACAACGTGATATATCAACGTTGACGCGTACCTTCTTAAMGTATTATGATAAACTATGAATTTTTCGTCAAATTCTAAGACCGCCACGCTSCCAAATATCTGCTGCGACAATAATAAACAAACACCGTATGTTGAATTTATAAACGCATTTGTTGTTTCAGCTATCTGAATTCCGAATTCGACMGGCAACATAACGTAATAAGAATGGACGGGTATCGTTTCGATTGGCAAAGATATTTTACCAATCTCAATAACATCACGTGTTATTCTATCTACAAAATACGTATTTTTTATACTTTCGATATCGTCGCCGTACAGTGTAATTACATAATGTAGCGACGACGTACTTTGAAATTCTGTCAAATAATTTTGCAAAGTCACCGGAACTGTTTTCATATTAAAAATATAATCTCTTTGCGTCAATAATATAGTAGAATTGCTTGTACCAATTTCTTTGGATACGATAGAACGAAAATCATGTATAGACGTTGCATAAAATTTTTTACGCAAAACATTGCGATAAATTCGTGGTTGCAGAACAATACCGCTGTAGAAATTTTTGTATCTTAACGAATTTTGCAAACGTTCCAAATGCGATTTAAAATAATCAACAACATTTTCTCCAAAAAGATACAATCGTTTGGGGTACGTGTCAAAATTACAAATACTTTCACTCTTCCAATCGTGCGACACAATATCAAATACATATCCAAAATTACCATTATGAATCGCAGCGTGGGCGAAATTTCCCCCTTGATGAGAATATTTTTCTCTAAATTTCAAATACAAATCTGCGGTAATTGTTTTCAAATCACTGACATTTTCCACGTAGCAATTCGTGCAATATATTGGCGTTCCGTTTTCGATATGCAAAGAATTTTCGACAAATAATTTACTTTGAACATCGTAAGTGACAATTTGTTCGATATGCAATTTGTTTGCAATAAACGGTTTTGTCACAGTTTTATAATTTGTTAATCCCAGCATGTTGACATAATCGACATATCTGTCGACTGTTTTTTGATCCAAATTTTGTAATTGTGACCATATACCAGATTTCCATATATTTATAAAAGTCGCAGTATCGTTTTCGACACTAGTAGTGTCTGTTGCGAAATACGTGTGCAGAAACGCGTGATCCACATCTATTGTCATTTTTCTGTCAAAAATGGAAATTGAACGAGAACTCAAATATGAATTGCAATGCGATCAAAAACGAGCTTATGATATTTATAAAATGGTACAGGATGACGAGTCGTTTGAAATTGTGGAAAGTTATACGGACATACGAGATAGTGGTAATAACAGAACACGTTTGATGAATGAAGCAAACGACCTAAACCGTGACTTGAAAACAATAAAAAAAAAAGTAACCGAAAAAAATGTTATGACATATGTACACGAAGATTGGATCATACAAATGTCAAACACAACGTCATTGGAAGAGCCTTCTAGGATATTTGGTGAAATATACGATATATGCCGCGTTAACGTGTACCGAATGACTGGTTTTTGCAATGTCGAGATTAAATTTGAAGAAACGTTTATGAATAGAAGTAAATCTTGTTACAACGGTATACATGGCAATAATATTATCAAAACTTTACAAAAATTGAATACTATGATAGACGACGGCTTGGTAGTTAATATGCCTGAAAACAACGTTCGAATCGGAAGTGATGAAATATTGTTGCGCATTCGCGTTGAACTGGAATACGGATACGGAAACCCGAACGAACGAGATTTTGCGGAATTTAGTGAAGTTGTCAAATGTTTATTGACATATTTACACAAAGATCTTTACTACACGTTGCACGTAGCTCACGATGAAATGTTTAACAAAATTAAATATAGGAATTTCAAAAAAACTATATTATCCACAGAAATCGACAACGGATCACCGTACGAATTTTACGCCAAAAAACTTGACGGGACACGTTGCAAAGGCATAACGTTGAATAGTTCTGTACAAACTAACGACAATAGTTATGAAGACGTACAAATATTATATATACTTGGAGACGATAGAAAGTTTCATACCTTTAAACTTGACCAACCATTGACAAGTCAGAAAAACGTAAGTTTGGGGTTACAATTAGAACAAATAAACGACGAGTTGTTTTACATTACGGATATTTTGACAATGTTTATTGTTGATTATAACAACGTTACGCAATACAATTTGGATTATAACAACAAAGAAGATATTGATTTACGTACAGCATTGACGTTATTACCTAAATTACGCGATAACAATAACATAAGGATACAAAGATATTACAAAGAATGTTTATTCGAACAAAACGTGTATAATTACGAAACACAAACTATTCCTACGGACGGTTTAATAGCCGTAACTTCGGATTATGAATTACACAAAATCAAACATGTTGTAACTTACGAATTGATGTACAAAGGTCAAAATATTTTTACAGATCGTAGCAATAAAAAATACAAAATATTGTCAGATGTACATTGTAATGTTAACAGTATATACGAATGTGTCGTGATTCATGATGTCGTTACCAAAATTTTGAAAGAAAGAAATGATAGATATTTTCCGGATGAAATTTAAATAAAATGAGGCGTTTTCTTATGTTTAATGATTTCTGGATTTGTTTCAATGCTTAACCTATAAAAACCATCCCCGTCCGTATTTTCGTAATATTTGTCCACGTGACGAGAATGAAAAATTTTCTCGCATTCGGCTAAACTTACAATTTTTGGACTAATTAGAATATTGGTAATGGTACTGCTAACGTGGATCATAATATTTTTCAAATTTTCTACGCTAATCCACAAGTCTGGGTTGTCGGTAGATTGTACGTTTAAAACGTAATCGATTGCATCGGCACACATGTTTACAATAGCAACAGCTTTAACGTTATTTTTCATACGAGGTGATACTTTATTTCTGGCAAATATATGATTTGTTTTAACATCTTTATAATACATCAAAATATACGAGATTAATATCTTGAACGATTCAATTATATCTATCGGTTCATCAGGATACTGTTTGGCAATAAAATGATCATAAATACTTCCATCAAACTTTACTTTTTTTACAAACACGTGGTCGTAGTAGACAATTATCAAACGATTTTCTACAGCTTTGTCAAAATTTTCGATTTCTAACATACGATTGTTGCATATCAATGGTTTGTATTGTGATGTGATCTTTTGACACGAAGAATGCGCATGTCGAACCACAACTTCTTTACTCAAATCAGCGATATTTTTGATTTTTTCGGCCGTTGTTTTATGAACTTCGTTTATTTCATATAATTGACATATCGCGCGAGAAAATTCCATCTCAGTTGGCCCATTGCCTCGGTGATCAATAAAATTGTTAGCTGGCATCTTCACAGCTATTTTACCTAGCACCTGTACGAAAGACGTTTTACCCGCATTGCTCGAACCCGTCAGCGTGACAATCAATTTTTCATAATTTTGTGGAATATTTAGAGATGCTCCGAACATCAATAAAAACCACACGTGGTCGTATGCAAAATTGTTTGCAATAAGCATATAACAATATGCCCGAGCAACGTGCAACATGTGTGGGTTTGTAGCATATTCGACAAACCCAGGTATTCGTGTAAAAACGCAACGCATATAAAATCTAATTAACCATTTTAACGTAGTTTCGTTGTGTGCTGGCAGTAATAATTTATCTTTCCATACGTTGTATATACCAAGAAATTTTTTGATTTTAGCAAATTCTTGTTTTGGATGTATCGTATTGGATTTAAATTTTTTTCGCGACGGATCGATACGATTTTGTGCTAACAGCACATCTTTGGAAAGTAATGTATCGTTGCAAATGTTTTTGATTAGTTTTCCAATGTGACTGACTTGAGTAAATTTGCGAAGATTTGTCATGACATCGTCCCTTCGTGTTATTAACAATTTTGTCGATATATTTGAAACGCGTTCTCCTAAATCGCGTACAAATTTGTCGTCATTATCGTCTGACAAATATATTATCAAAAATAATATATCACTATGAGCCGAACACAATGCGTATTTTACTAATAATTGTAAGGTTACGTCTGACAATTTAATGTCGTCGCGAGAAAGTAAATTTGTCAATTGCGGTGCTGCAAATTTTATTATAGCCAACAAACATGTTGTCGAATATAAATATACGTGGTTAAAAATTTTGACAATATGTTCAATGTTTTCGTTTGTTATAATATCGTTACCAATGTACATAGCTAATCGTGACAACGCACAAATTCGACGCATTTTACGTGACACGTGTGCAGCGTGATACAATTCCAATGCCAATGTTTCAACATCACCGTTATTCATAATATCGTCAAAAAAATGTTTAGGCAAATTGTATATTTGTTTTCTTTCAGGTGCGCACATGAACATTGTATTGGCTATGACAAACGGCGCAAAATCAAAAAATTTGTTTGTGACTGTATTGTAAACACCGTGTTCCGTAACGTATACGAATTTTGAATTATTGAAACAAATATCCGGCAACGTCGACACTTTCGTTGATTTRAATGCTATCTTTGAACAATCATCGTGAGATTTGGATTTTGTAGCTTGCTTGAAATATCGTTCCGAGAAACAATATACAGAATCTTCTGTTTTGTAGACAACAAACCAGCCGTCGTAAGCTAATTTGAAATTGTTGTCGAGTTGTTTTACAATATAATCGGACAAATTCCAATTTTGATGTTTGATATAACAATTGATTTTTAGAGCAAAAAAAGAACTCAAAGAATGATCTGATATAAACTTAAAACTGTCACAAAACAGCCCAAACAATTTATAATCTAAATCCAAATAATTTTTAATAGTTTTTGAAGCGTCGATGGCAATATCACTTGCGGTGAAAAGAATTTTCACAACTAGATTGAGAAATAATTTATGTTCACTATTTTCACATATAACGTGGACCTTTTGCAGTTTTTGAAATATGTAAGCTAATAGGTAATCAAAACAGTCAAATTCGCTATTTACCATAAATCTTGCAGTTTTTGCATACGGCCCAACAACGTCATTCCATTCATTCGTTAACACATTTATTTCGTCTTTTAACATCGTTTCGAAATCGGATAACAAAGTTTCGAGATGTTTTATTAATTGTTGTTTGTAAATCGAAAAACCTTGTTTGTCGACGAAACAGGCCTTCATCGGTATCTGTGTTTCGGTGGAATTGATAGAAACGACATCTTCGACATCGTCCATGTATTTTATAGCGTTTGCGTCCAATTTGAAATATTCGTTGAAGGATGTAATATTTTGATATGTGAATATTTCTTGTTTGATAAATTTGAACACATCTTGATATTCGTTTTGCAAAATCAATTTTTTACCATAAACCAAACTCGAGGTTGTTTTACCATGTGTAAAAGTTACTAATTTTGTCAAGTCATCATGTGTTGCATCAATATCCGAATTTATAAATATATCCTTGTTGTTTTGATCGATTATTTTTAATTCAATGTCAAAAATGTTACGCTCAGATGTTTCGTTTTTCAAAAAAAACAATTTAACGTTGCCCAAATTTCTATGTTTCGGTAACGGTATGTTCAAAACAAGTTGTTCGAAATTTTTTAACATAAAAAAAAACCATCCAAATGCTGTTACTTTTATGTCAAAGCATATAAGATAATCGCCGTGTGAACTAAATTTTGGTTTATAATTCACGCTTGTATATTTTGACAAATTGTGTTGCACAAGTTGTATGATTTGTGAAAATTGATCACAATTTTTCATTACAAACGGATGAATTAGCATTTGTTCGAAATTAACACACATTGTGACGTCATGATCCACGTCTACGTCGTATAACGCAGATGACAAATTTTCGGCTAATTTTGGCGAATGTAATTTCAAAATGATATCTTTTGTTTTCACATAGATATCATCCGTCGAATATAACGTATGTTCGTTGTTAATATTGACCACGTTTGACACTGTTTTCAAAAGATCCGATATGTTAATCGCCATGTTAACATTAGGCGTGTTGCTTCTGTTATTAATAACAACAGGAATTTATTTTGCAATTGAATTTAATCCGTACGAACGTTTGCGAAACACTGTTGCAAATGCGCACAAAAACAGTTTATTTTATGGAACAGAGATAGATGTTTACGATGATAAAAACGTGACTGGTATCAGCCGATTGTTGTTAATCAAACCCACGAATATAATAGTGTATAACAGAGACAACACTGTGTATGCATATCTGCAAAATTCTGTTGGTTCAACGTGCGGGAAAAACGAATATCAAGTGATTGCCATCAATCGTGATAACATATCAGACGTGAGCGATGGGATTTTCAAGATCGTATGCACGACAATATCAGATTATAATTTACTTGAATATTTTATTGCCGAAACACCTGTTCTAACTCTGATGCCCACATATGACACAGAATTGTTTACTATAGTTGATGTAATTAATTACTGTTTGTCAAACGGTGTATTAAATTTCAATTGACATATCGTATGCGTCTAAATTACGCATTATAATGTCGTGATACACGCACCAATCATGTATCGGTTTTTTGGCTTTTTTACATTGTATAAAAAAATCATAATTTATTTGGTTTGATTTTTTGTCATCAACAAGCGTAAACGATTTGAAATAATACAAACACTCTGAATTAAGATATTGCGTAACCACAGTGACCGATTTCGGCAAATTTGACATATCTCTGACAATATTTTCTACCAGAAAAGATCTTTTTTCTGCGTTGTTGTTTTCGTAATTTGCAGATCTTCCGCCGCAAATGATTGACGTGAACAAAGACGTAGGTAAATTTATTTCTTTTAATGATTTTTGAACGTGTTCAGCATTGCCGTACGACCATAAAACCAATATGTGATTTTCGGCCAATTTGTGTAAAGAATCAATTACAGCATGACACCTTAATTCTGCGGGCATATTGTCCGTAATCAGAGTATTGTCAAGGTCCAAAACTATGACGTGTTTGATGGGTGAATATAAACCAATTTCTTGTATACTGGAAACATCCGAAATTTTGTATTTACCCCATTCGGACAATGATTGTATATGAACAATAGAATTATCGTCGTCTAATACAAACGCTGGTCCGCATTCTTGTAATTCAAACGTTTTACGCATATATTTACGTATTTCTCTCATATCATCTTTTGTTGTAAATTTCTCGTAAATTACGTTTTTTAACGACAAATTTCGCAYYAAACGGTTTACAAAAACGTTGATTTTTGTCTCGGCAAGAATTTTAACAACAATGTATTTAATGTAATGTGACACGTCGGACGAATAAGTATTGTTTAACTGTGTAAACGTTGTCATATATAAAACGTTGTATTTTTCTTTCGCATTTTCGTTGATTAAACACAACCATGAATCCATCTTCTCAATTCAACACAACACCTTGTACGCTTAAGGATATTGAAACTATTTTTTTCCAATTTCGCAACAATAACTCCTGGTCGCAATTGATATCGTACTTAAAGTCCGAACAACCGAAATGTGTAAAAACTTTCAATCTTACCAATACAGGTCATCGATATCACGCATTGTGGGCTTACAATCCGATATCTGACAAACGTGAAAAAAAACAAATATCTCTCGATGAACATAAAATTGAACAAATGCATCGTGTGACGAACAACAACGCCAAATTGTATACCGAAATTAGAAAATCTGGAATCGATGATAACATTTGTCCGTGCGAGATAATAAACAATTACTTGTTGGAAATCAAATCTTTTAAAACCGCACGTTGTTCTAAAAATTTCAATCAACCACCGGCTAAATTGACGCCAAATTTGATGGGGAATATTTTGAAAAATTTCACCATCAATTTATTAATGGACAAGAAAACTAAAACAAAAATCGTTAAACCGACAAGATATTCGACGTACCCTGCAGTTATCGATATTCCGTCGACAATGCATATAAAATATGCTGGCCATTCAACAATTAAACAAATTTGTTTACACGAATCTTCTGGTAAAACAATAGAAATACAAAATAGGTCTATGGACGAAATGGTTAATATTTATACCAYGTGTTCTAAGTGTAACGAAAAATATAAAATACAATAAATTACAGTATTTACTTTGTTTTATTGATTACCAAGACAATGGGTTGTTTACATGACATTTTATTTCTACAGGGCATGCGTTATTTAATATGATTTTGGAACAATTGTATGGCTTCATGTTGGAGTCAAAACATTTGTGCATTTGCAAAACACATTTTTTATTTGACTCGTACAATTTTGACAATAAATTTTGCAAACAAGATTTGTTTTTGTGAATTTTGCAAGAATATTTGTGTATTAAATATGTGTGAAATATAAAACGTCTGTGAAATCTTTCGGATGTTGTTCTTTCGTCAATCATATCGAGTGCTTTGGATATACACGGCGGCAAAAATTTGAAATTTCTCCGAATTATTTCCAACGGTGTTCCTTGTTGTTGATCACAACAATCCATCCATTGAATTGTTTTTTCGATTTTTTCCGGCAAAACTTTCGACACTGGAATAGGTAATTGTCGAATTTTGTCCACATACACAAACATTCGTGTTGGGTCCATTATRTGAAGCGGCGTCAGTTTATCRGGAAATAACGTATAATGTAGCCATATATGTGTTGCATCGTCATCTACGGCTTTTTTATATTCTTCCAGATYTTTGACATATTTGCATTTATTCATTTTAATACGATTTACGAATATTTGGACAGTTTAAATTATTCGCTTCACAGATATTTTGAAGATGTGTGATCAAAGTATTTTCAACATCCGTAACTTTTTGTGCAACTTTCTTGTCGACTTGCATGTTCAGATGGTCTTTGAGTTTGTGATACGTTGTAGATCCAGCCGCTGTTTCTTCTTTTAAAAGCTTATCGTCAATATTTCTGATAAAATGCCTATCAGTGGGCGTTAATTTTGACATATCTGTCGCAGTGCTAGAACGATTCATCGAGTTGTAACCGGATTGGCGATTCTGGTCACCACGAGAATAATACATATTTGACTTATATTATAACAGTAGATACGATCGAATTTCAATAAATATATTATTATCCACAGACACGCGTTACGACGAAGATCTATCGTATAGATATGTTAATCTGGAACCAAAATCAGCTTCTTGTCGATAAGTTAATTCGTCTCGACCATTTTCGGTTCGACAAGCAAATCCTTTTATTTCAACCTGATTAGCCGCGTCACCTGTTGTATTAAAAATATCCGGAGGGCAAAATAATCTCACGCCCGAAATTTCCAGTTTGGACACATTGTCTGTCATTTTCAAACAATCTGTCCTGATTTTGTAAACGTTGTTATCATAGTCAGCTTCGTTGACAATACTGGCACACAGGCTGGTTGGATCGTCACTTGTGACGTTTATCATACGAGTCTCGTCGTAGTTTCCGCAATCGCATATACCGTTAACAAAATCAGGTCTTACGTCCGTGTGTGCATATTGGACATTTGTGCAAACGTTAGGCAAACATTCTATTTCGTTATACGGGTTAACAAACATCAAATTGTAATTAATATCTAACGCGTTACATATGACAACAAAGCGACGCGTACCATCGTCCATTAATTCATCCCATGACRAGCGAAATGTGTTACGTGTAATATCGACTTCGTTTTCTAACAATTTGTCATATAGTATGTTATATTGTTCGTATCCAGGTAATATCATATGGCTGTGTTGTCTACCAGCTATTTGCACCGAATTTGCTTCTCCTGCGAAGAAACGYGGATCTTCCGCGATACACGACCACGTGTTTACGCTGTATAAAACAATTGACGTTTCTCTGTTGCATTTGGTCGGTAGACTTGTCGTCGTACAATATCCACCCGACGACAACTGACTACCGTTCACGACAAAAATGTCATTTTCGTTAATAAAAAAATACGTTGATGCMTCAGTATCGCAAATAGACGAACAATCAAATGACGAACTTTCGACGTTGGTTACTCTTACAGGTGCCGAAAAACATTTGTTTTCAACTGTTGCGTAATCAAAACTGTTATTGATATTAATATTTGGTAAGTTTTCTAAAGGAACGTATCTGCTGTTTGCCAATGTTGTTGCAATGTTCTCAACGTTTTCTTCGATTGTATTAACATATTCTWTTTGTACATTTACAACATCGTACACCGTATACAATAGTGGTTTTGTAAAAATATACAATGATATAATAATTATTGCTACAATTATAAAATACAAGTACAACATCGAAAAATATGCGACACGCTATTCGATTGCTATTTCAAACRRACCATTGTACGTTTTATTGAAAAAACCTGTCCGTCTTATATTATTTATGGATCTATCAATAAAAACCGATTTAACAGGATCGATCAAATGATTGTATACGTCTGGATATATGTTACCATATAACGATAAATATAACGGCAATAATAAAGTTTCGTCGTAATATAATATTTTACCCTCCAAATCATCAGTTACATAATAAATTATGGTTGAACTGTCAGATTCGCTTATGGAATTAACAGACGTTTTTACAATGCCTTTGCACATATCGCTTTTAACGAGTTCGACAATCATGGTTTCTGAAACGTATACCGGTATGGAATTTTCTCTTTTTTCTTTAGTAAAAACGATTTGAAACAGTTCTTTGTCTACCGAAACTGTGATGTTATCGCTACATCTTTTGGCACGTTTGTTCAAATAATCGCACGCGTAATGGTATACAACGGCATCGCCTCCTTGTTGCGCAAAAATAAAACTATAATCTGTTTCTGTGTCATTGTCGTCAATAAATTTGTAATTGTTGTTATTGTGCAAAAACGTTTTTCTACAAAAACTCATATTATACGGATGGTGTTATATTGCTTATCGTATCGCTAATCGTTGATTCTGCCGTTGTTAATAGATCTGATATATTGGAAACACCATCATTCAATGCTGTCGTAATAGTAGCCTCGTTAGTGCTAATCAAATCTGTAATTGAATTGGTTTGATCAGATATGGTATTGGTTATTGTGTCKGTAAAATCGGTTATATTAGATGTGACAGTGTCAACTGCACTTGTTARACTGTTTGTAATTGTACCGGTAGCGTCTGAAATGCTTGCAGTAACGGTGTTGTTTGCAGTGTTTATTGCHGATACTATTGTATTGGTTGAATCGTTTATAGCCGACACCAATGACGTTTCCCCGGTTTCAATCAAACTTTTTGTGTTTTCTACAGCAGTATTTGCAGTCGTGTCTATAGTTTCAATRTTGCGAACAATATTTGACGACAGGGCAGACAACGCTGCGTTACTTGTTTCGTCAACGTTTTCAATCTGAGTTGTGACAGATTCGACAATCGTATCTATAACAGTAACTGCCTTATCTTCCAATGTTTCTAAAGCTTTATTCGTCGCATCAGCAATGTTATTGATAGCAAGCTGTACCGATGTTACCAAAGCATCGTCTACGTTAATTTTTACGTCGTTTAACAACGCAATCGCGTCGTTCTTGATAGTTTCAATTTCGCTTATACTTGTGCTTGTTTGTGTTTGCAAATCAGTACAAATATTCTGCCCAGCTGCTCGCAAATCGTTTTGTAATGTGGAAAAACTATCTCCAGCTATTAATTCTATTTGCTTGATAGTGTCGTTGGCAGTTTCTTGTATTTGTTCTTTAATTTGTGACAACACGTCGTCTACGTTGTCATTTATAGGCGGTGGTTCGTCGGCACAAGTTGAATATGATGGTACGTCTTGTATGGGTATACGAGCGTATTCGACCGTTTTAGAAAACGGATAATCGCGACGAATGGCCGACAACATTTCATTGTTACATAAATATGACTCAAATTTTTCAATCAACCCGGATATATTTCGACCATCCACGTTTAATTTAAAATAATCGGGTCTATTGCAACCGGGGTATATCAACAAACCTATCTTACGAGTCAAACTCAACCATTTTTTTATCGGAATGTTGCATATACGATTCGTTGTGCATATAGACGCCCACGTATCATTCGATGATAATATTTTGGTTGTACTCAACCGAGTAATAAACARAACGTTCGTTTTTGTCATATTACATACAATATCGTGTAAAAATGTAATTATACTTATTATCTACGGAACTGGTTTGTTGTGAATAATAAAACTATTACGAAATAAACACAATATCTTTATTGTAAATTACAATGATGTTTTACTAACAATGATAGGTGTTATGTAATCAATCGTTGATTCTTTCAACCATATATCGATTTGTCGCAATTCAGACAAAAGCGGTTTTTTGCAATTATTGGCATATAATTTGGAATAGAAGATCTGAAATTTTTCAATAAAATTCTTTTCGTTTTCGAGTAAATTTGCATTAGTTTCAATACCGACAATATCGTTCAATATTTCATTAATACTTTTGTTTTGATCGAAGTATTGTTGATGTTTGTTTTTAATTAACAACCACAACATTGTTCGCACTCTTGTCAGAGTTAATGATGAATCATTCGTTTGTTTATTTTCAATACATTTTGACGTGTTGTTTAAACAAACGTGTTTATACAAATGAATTGCTTGATTGAAACATCTGTTACAAATAGTACATTGAAACGGTTTTTCCTTGATGTGTATTCTATAATGTATGATTAAAGTTTTTTTTTTAGTAAAAGATCGGCCACAGAAACACAAAAACGGTCTAAAACGGTGTTTGCGTTTTATATGTTCACATAATTGCGATTTACTTTTGTACGTGTAATTACATAGATCACATTTGTATTTGTGTACGTGTTGTTGATGATGACGCTTGAAACGCGAAACGACGTTTAAATGACAAATTTCGCACGTTGGCATTTCAGTAGATTGCGAACGCGCGCTGTATAAGTTGTTCGACGTATGTCTGTTTCCTCAAAATGTCTGAAATATATACAGACCCTGTTTCCGTCTTTTATCAATACGTATCACGTAATGCCGAAATGTCCCTAAATATCAATATCAAACAAATAACTTTATCGGACATCGGTGAAGACTTGCTACCTGGTGTGTTGGCCGACCTTTATGAAGATGATTTTGATATGAGACAATTGCAACGTTCGGATTCAGTGTTTCAATGTACATTAAAATACCGAAATGTAGAGACGATTGGATTTTCCAAGAAAAAAAGAAAAGCACGTGATAACGCCTGCTTTGATATGGCAATATATTTGAAGATTTTGAAACCAAGTGATGCTTTACCGGCATGTGTGTTTCAAATTTTGAAGGAATACATCAAACAACAATGCAAACCACAAATCACATGGTCTCGGGATTCAAATTTATCATATAGATGTGATATGATTTATGATTCAAAACACGTTTTTGCCGAAGGCAAAAGTAAGAAAAACGCAAAAGAAGCCGTTTGTATATCTATGTTAAATTTGATTGTAAATGGCGACAATTACTGCAATTGATATGAAAAATGCTAGCATGTATGCCACTAATATGGCAAATTTAAAATATATTAACAAATGGCGCAATCGTTTTCCAAATATATTTATTGATTATTCCATACGTTTGGCATCTAATGATGATTATTATGTTCCATCCCAATTGAAAGACAAAGCTCTAACCGTCGATATAGTATTTAGCGAAAAAGGTTGTGAACAGATAAATTGTTATCCTTACACGGAAACCAATCCAATTAATGTATACACCGAATACGGGTTTACGCAAACGTCTGACGTTAGTGTGGCATATGGTCACCCTGCGTGCTATAATATTGATGCAGCTTCATCTAGAAAATCGGGTACAGAAGCCGTCGTTCAATCAATGGAAACAAGATATCACAACGATAAATGTATCATTATGGATTCGACRGCCAAATTGTGGTTTAATTCACCGTACGTACGAACATCTGATCATGTCACCAAAGGCATCGATGACGTCAGCGGTTTTAATGTTAAATACAACACCAATGACAATATACCCGAAAGTTTTGCGGCCGAATTGAATGCAGCCTATTGCGACAGGTTTGGGCGAAATATTATCAACGGGGCGTGTTCTTTTCAAACGTGGGAAATTGTTGTGGGAGCTATTCTCGGAGAATCGATTTATTCGACGTTTAAAATGTTAGCAACCGGCTCAGGCAGAGTTCCGTCTAATGTCGATTACACGCATCCGTCAGWTTTGTTGCCAGATAAACCAGTTGCRAATGCAGAATCTATATTAAACGAGTGGGCAACTGCTGTAGATGAAACAATTGATACGGATTTCGAAGCGTTATTCGATAATTATGAAAACGCGAACGATTTAGGTTTATCTGAAAACGAAGCAATAGTTTATGTTGCGCAATCTGGTTTGACGAGAACAAATGTTTCGAGGAAAGGTGTTGGTGGTCGAGTGAAAGCCGATGTTCAAATTGATACGATAACAAACAGAAGTTCGGATGAAACTTTAAATGATATAATATTAGAATTTTTTAACGAATTTCCGATTTTAAGTTCAATTTTAATTGATTTGGGCTATACAGTGATTGACGAATTGTATACCCGTATTATGAAAAAAATYATTACAAAAACCATTCCGTATATTGAAAAGTTTTTACTTTCAACATCCGTCGTAGTCACGAAACGGGTTCTTGGTTATTCTATCAAAGCTGCTCTGTTTCATCAAGTAAACGCATATGCTGTCAAAATAGCATCTACCGTTGCAAAAGCTATTGCGCGTTTCAGTGTTCAAGCATCATCCGTAATTGGCGTTGTTTTGTTTTTTTTGACGATTGTCGACATAATTTTGTCTTTTTGCGACCCATACGGTTACAATAATTTGTTTACACCAGATTATTTGGCTGATGTTGCATTGAGTTTCTTAGAAGCGTTTTATTCGCAAAACSAAACAAGAGATCTCATCGAAGTRACGCCTGCGCATTTTACAACATATATCGATGACGATGATGATTTTATACAAACATTTTCATATTTGCTCGAATATGTAGCTAATCTAGAAATCAATTCGGATGGTCAATTATTGAATTTCGAAAACGATACCACAGATTTTGTATTTGACAGCACTAATTTAACAAGCATYGCAATAGCAAGATTGTCGGCCTACGATACTTCCGACTTCGAAACATATGTCGAAAATTTTAATAAAATAATAGCTCCAACTATACCATATGATATTTACAACACATATGTCAACGGGTTATCGTTYAGTTTWGCCTTGTCAATCATATTGACTGTAATTGATGCAAGATACCTTTTTCTCGCATTGTTGTTGCTGATTTCGTTATGTGTGGTGTTATATATTGACATATTTAARTTCTACAATAATCTTCGAAATTTATTTTAATATGGCATCAAAAACGTTTCGCGTCGAATATAACACATTGGTGTCAAATTTACCACGGAATTGTTGTCATATAGCTTCTATTTTATGCAAATATGCTATCGTACGCGACAATCAAATCTATTACAAAGCGGACACAGACTCGATTGTCTACAATTTTGTATACAGAGCAAATAATACGGTGGATATGCATTGTACACTTATACGATATGATTTATCGTATTTTAAAACAATAAATTCGTTTCAAATAATGGAAAATTTTGTCGACGAGCTGTTGGGAAAAAACCTCAACGACCATGAAAAAAAAATTTTAAAATTTTTCATACGATCAGACATGAATTCAAAATTCGAACATGCAGACAACGTCGTTAATTTGTACAAACGCCGTAAATTAAAGTCTTTTACAAAATATTTATGCAACACAGTGTTCGAACGTGGTTATGAAAACAAATATCCGTTTGGACAACAATTTTCTATCTACGTTACTACAAACAAGATGCAAGAAGGTTTAAATTTTAAACATTCCAATTACGACTCCCAAATTGTTAATTCTTGGAAAGGTGATAAAATCTGTTCCGTCACAAAACCCCACTCGTTAATGCAAATATTGGAATTCAATAAATTCAAATATAATTTTACATTTTTTGAAATAAAAAACGAACATATGTGGACTTTAATTAAAGATCTTTGGCCCGATAAAACGTATATGGACTGGAACAACAATAATATAATCGCTGTCGAATTTTCAAACGTTGGTGAACAAGAAAATCACTTTGCAACGTTAAAACCATATTTTGATAAAAAGGAAATTAATTTATTGATGATGACTAATTTTTATAAACACGACGTATTCCTCAATAATTTTTATTTTGCTTTAAAAATATTTTATTATCTTGTAACAAGAAAATATTATTTCGATTACGACGATATTACAACTATAAAATTTCTATCAATTATAACGATTATACGTATAAGAAATAAAAATTCTTTGGCTTCGTTTAATCCGAATGTACACCCGTTAGCAGCGTACAGTCGTAGACAATCTTGGTTAAAAAAAGCGGCAAGCCAACATACAAAAATTTGCAATGATTTCAATTTGAAATTGGATTTTCTTAAAGGTTGTCGTTTAAACTTAGGCGCTGGGGACAACGATTTAGTTATAAAAATAGATTAAATTGGGTAATTATCGTAGCGTATCGATCAATATATTGAACGTTTCGACTTTTTATCGTAGTTTATTGTAAAAAATCGTAGTTTATACGAACAAAATGATCGAATAATCTTGTGATTAGTAAAACCAATATAACAAATACACGTGTTTTTTTGTCACGACAATCAAGATATCATAATTTATTCAATAAATATCATGATATTGTAAAATTTATTGATCAAATCGTAGTTTATACATTATTTGTCCCAACAAATGTCATAAGTGTTCACATATGTATGTCTTGTCATAAAAATTGTAGAATGTGTTGAAATATATTAATATCACCAACGACATTAATGCTAAGAACAAAAATAWAAATTTGTTGTAATAAATGAATAAAAAAACATTACATAAACAATTAATAAATATTAATGATTGCCAGCTTGTTTGTTGACATGTAATTTTCTCGCAATTGTTCAACAAAATATTAAAGTTGTTTTCATCTTGTACAAATTTATTCAATCGTGATTTAACGCAATAATCACATTCCACGAATTCCTTTACAAGTTCGTCGTCTGCGCTCAAATTTTTGTTCGTTTGAAATGTGTTGGGTTGACTTCCCGGATGTATTTCAAATTTTTGCCCGTTTATGTCGACTTTGGCAAAAAAATGACTCATCAAAGAGGTGTTAAACTTTCGTACGTTATGTTTGTAAATTGATACAGTGTTGATGTTCCGAGATTTTTTAGTATTAAACAAATATTTGATCAACAGATCGGCGTCGTATTTAATTTTGTTTAACATAATGTAAGAGTTATCTTAAAAATGAACGACGAGTATATACATGATTTTATTCAGCGTTATCAAAAATACCAAGATGACAACGATTCATCTCATTTGAACAGACGCGAGCATCAATTGATACAATTGATCCAAAAAGAAACTCCGTACACGCCACAAAAAGAGACAAATATGAAAGAATATTATGATAGATTGGATAAAACKGAGATGCCAACGCACAAACACAAGAGTATATTTAACAACGAATTTTTAGTTTCAAAACCTTTAAAATCGTTCGCTTCAAAGTTTTACGCAAACAAAATTTCGGAAGCAGCCGACGTATTGTCCGAATCCGTATTATACCAAACAGCGGACAGCGTCACACGCAACCGTGTGTTTTTACCATCTGTGAAAGACGACGTGTTTTGGGAGTATTTGAGATTGTTGTATACAAAATCCGATATACCAGAATCATTGCTTGACAGCATTTCGCGAGGCAATCAACCAAAAATAACGTTATTTAAGAATATAGTAAACAATATCGTCTCATCTTCATTTAAAACTACGGCGAATGAAAATTATTACGACGTAGTTTTGAGTCCAGAATTGTCGACGTTGATAAATTCTTTTAAAGAAAACGCTAATTATTCTATTCCGTTAAGTGCCAAACAAAGCGTTAGTATATTTGAATATGCTGCGTATATGGCTACGGTATCTGGAAGGAAAAAAAGTCCATTTGTGTTGCCAGAATTTCGTTCGAATACAAACGTGAATAAAAGCGAATGCAATGTTCTTTTAGAAGAACAAGCTCAATATAACGAACTGTTGCGTAGAATAATCGAACAAGAGCGCGATTGAATAAGATTTTAATCTACAACATGAATATAGATTACAACAAGATAAGCGACGATGTATCGGTGAAAACATATCCTCTGAAAGTCAACATACCGGAAACAATTGCGACAAAAAATTTATCACCAAGAGAAACGACCGATTCGTCAACGGACGACGCGACAAGCAACAACGACACAAATACGACAAATTTTGTCTGGCAGTTGCTGAGCATTTGTATCGTAGGATTATTGATTATTGTTGGAATTATAGTTTTGTTGTATTTTTTGTCATCGCGCGATGATGGACAGGCTGAAATTATACAAGGATGAATGGGGTGTAAGAATCCGCCGACACACGCAATTTCATAACATATCGCAAATTATGATTGATAGACAAAAAACCGTTCATGATACGGGAATCGGTATTTTAAAAAAGTATTTGTTCACAAAACCAATGTCWACATCAACAATAAATTCATACAAATCGAAAGTAGCTAAAATTATTTACTCGCTGATTYACGACAACGTGTTGATGGAAAAAAACTTTGTAGCATTAGACATGGTTGTCCGAAACTTGCAGCACAAAATACACGCTATGGAAAACGACATATTYATCGACAATCTTATTCGAAGTAGTGATATATGTCGAAAAAGTTTRATTTGTACGGTAGATTTTTATTGTAATGCTATGGATTTGTCAAGAAACGAGTTTGTCATACCCAAATGTCTAAAAACTCCAAAAGATCTGTTGAATAATCGCGAACATCGGAATCGTAAGAATACGGTGGTAGATGATATTGTTAACAAACTGTATGATTACATTGTATGCAATGTTGTTCCGAATATCAGATCGAATACAAATTTGATCAACAAGTCGGTCGTAAGGGGATCGGTTTTATTTTTGATTATAGTTGCCACTGGATTGCGAATCACCGAAGCTTTCAAGATAACTCTTAAAGATTTGGAAGAAATAGAGAAACATGGTCAAGCCAAAGTACATATACATTTAAAAAAAAAAGACAGTGATTTTGCTTTTATCAAAATGATGCCTGGTCGTCAAAAATATTTGTCTACATCAATAGAAATATTACAGAATATTCCCGATATGTTTTCTAAAATATCGTCCGATTCTTCCACCAAATTTACCGATTTGCAAAATTTGGTCAAAGCCGCGAATCTGCATACWGGTGTTCGAATACAATCTAACATGTTTCGTCATATGTTGGCGAGTCAGATGTTCAACGAAGCCGTTCCGTTAACAACTATTTCGGAATATATGAATCACAATGCAGTGAATTCTACTCGCAGTTACATAAACCGAAAATACCATCGAGGTCCGATGAAAATGTTGAATAAGACGTAGTTATGGAACATGGGGCTATTGTATTTGGTGCGTTAATCGTATCAGCCGCGATATTTGACACACCATTGCTATATGTTATTCTTTGTACATTAACGATTGTTTTGATATACATCACGGTAATGTATTATTACACCAAAGACGTTGTTGATAAAAAAATTACATCCGAAGATAAGGATGATTTAAAAAAGTTGTTTGATTCAATATTGCAAAAACCACCCGACGACTCAAAATGAATTTTGTAGACGATATTTTTAAGACGTTGAAAACCGCTTTAACGCATTCTGCTGGTGAAACTATGTTTGTAATAGAATGTKAAAAATACCTACACACCATCTACGAGGATAAAGAGTTATATGACAATTTTCAAGAGTGTCTACGGAGGATATTAAAAAACGATATAGATCCAACAATATTGTACACCCATTTTGATGTGTTGAAAAATCATTTGACAGAGTCAGATTTTGTAATTGTGTATAGAAATTTTATTTCTGATGAAACTGTCAATTACATTATACATAGAATGTTGTGTTCACCACACGAAAATCATTTTTCAACCTTGTACCGGGTTCTCATACGACACGTGCAACGTGTTAACATGTTAAATTAATACAACGTAAAATTTGTATAAAAGTTTTCATCGTCGATACAATTAATGCCACGCAAAACATATTTGTAATCAATCACGTCACAAATATATCTGATATTTTTATCAAAACAAGCGGTTATTTCTTTTTGTAATTGTAAAATATTACAATATTTTCCAATGTGAATGGATGTTGTATTGTTATTTGATAATGTCAATATCATACACATGTCCATGAARATTGGCATAAAATTTGACTCAAACACTTTTACATCGTAAGCAGTGTTTAGATTCAAAATTTGCTGCGTTGTTTTTAAGACATCTGCTTGTTGACGCAGAGATACCGAATCCAAAATTGATTCGTTTTTATAAAAAATCAATTTTGTCGAATTTGTTTGCAATATAATCTTGTATAAAAATTTGTTTTCGACAACACTGGTTTTATTAATGATTATATTTTTCAATAACATATATCGACTGTTACGAATATTTTCAAAAAATTGTTTGATAGATTTTTCGTTTGCGTAATTTTTCAAATTATCAGACGTCAGATTTTCAATATATAAGCGACATTTGTTTACGGTGTTTTTAATTTCTACACATACGTCTAACGCGATTTCAAAAAGTGTACATTCGGGTTTATTGATTACGTAACATTCATTTGAAACAATCTCGGCCAATACTGTACGCATTTTTGTTTCGTGCGCCGGTAGAACGATTTTATCAGCAATAATATCATATTTTGTTGCTTGTTCAACAAGCGTGACTCGCAAAATTTTCACAAATGGTACATTGTCGTTCGACATTTTTTTTTCTATTTCCATCATGTATAATTTTCCAATAACGATCTGGTTGTAAACTTCAATATCAGTGCACATTGTTTGAATTTGGGCAAAATTATTATCTTTAACAACGCCAACGTAATAGATATCCGGTTCACGATGCCAAGGAAGCCATTTATTAATTGCGAAATATGCGCATTTTTTCTTTTTTTCGACCATAGCCGCGTCGCAAGTAGATGATTTTCTTTTGTTGGTTTTGAAATCTGTTTTGTCGAAATTGTCTATAAAATCGTCGTCCATGATGTCGGGTAATTCAATATCAGTTGTCCCATTTTGCGGTGTTATCACAATTTCCGATGACGCGAATGTCGTATTGTTATGTTTTTCTAAAAATCACAAAATCAACGATTAAACACAAATATTGAAAAAATCAACGATTAAACATAAATATCGAATGTAACGTAAGGATTCAAACGTATCGTATTACACCTTTAACATTTCCGGATTGTTGTTGGAACTCTTTGACGCATTGCAACACTCGATCCATAATATGAGTATAACGACACCCGAACACGTGTTACTTAACGTTAATTTAAAATATTATTCCACAACGTTAGTGGTCGTTGACCCAGATGATAGAGAACTTTGTTGGAAAAGGTTATTTATTATGTTGACAAACGCAGCTCCGCATCTGCTGTATCGTACTGGTTTGACTAGCGGTTTTATAAACWACTTTGATTACAAATCACCTTTGTACGTCAATCTGATTGATAAACACCTGGTGTCCAACGACGATACAATCAATTTAGCATTGAAAGATTATTACCACAGAAATATGCCTATAAAAACACTGAGCTTTGGATGTCAAACGATAATGTGCGTCGGTGTGTTTTTTTTGATCATTATTATGATCATGATGTTGCACGAATATAACTTTCGATATAATACTGTAATAGACTTAGTTTCAATTCGATAATATACCTAGATAGTGATTGTTTATAATGGATAAATTTGACACATCTACTTGTCATGGCATATCTCCAATCGTTTCTGTCGAAGATTGTGACAAAAATTCGATCAAAATAAATGTGAAACTGTTTAAAAAATTTTTATCAAAAATTCTGTTGATGATAAAATCATCGGTTAATAATTCTTTTAACGTGTCCTTGTTATTCATCGTACAACAACAATTAGACGACACAGATCGTCGAGATGTGAAATTTTTGAAACTTTTACGTGATGTTATCACAGCATCAAACGTCGTTGTGACCGAAATGCAAGATTATACAATATTTGTCCGAAAGTTAAAAACGCCCAGCACGACGGATAATTGTGATTTTTTGATATTACCAGCCTTTGTGTGTTGGGACAAAACTTTCGCTAAAACATTGTATAAATATCTTTACGATACGTCAAACAAAAAAACTGTGCCAATAGGTACAGAATTGCAAAAAATTAGGTTACCGCATGGTACCATAATTGAACAAATACAAAACAAAGATTCGTTTAGTGGTCAACACGTATATGGTCATCAATTGAATAAACGAAGCCAGATCGCTAACGTTTTATGCTACAATGCTGCAAATTCGATAATTTTACCCGAATATACTATTGAAAGATTTTACGGTGTTCAAATGAATCCCAATATAACATTACGTTGTAAATCCACAAGACATCCAAACATATCTCAATTGTCTACACACACCGCAAGAATCGATAGACGCAAAAAAGGGCAAAAAAATAACGTTTGTGTCGGCCTTGGGACGTTTATTGGGGCTAACAGAGATTGCGACGGTGATAAAGAAATCACTACCATGACACCATATCCCAACAACGTGCTTTGTTTGGAACAATGTTTATACGACGACCCCGAATATTGTATGATTCAATTCGACAAAATTCGTCTCAGTTTTTGTCCGCAACAAATATATTATTTATATGTAAAACGTGAAGATCTCGATACGATGCTGATAAAATATCCTTTGATATACAAATTTTGGACTTATGATAAAAATCAAAAATTTTCCATCCGATTGCACAAATTAATTTATCATACTACGTTAAGTTTAGGCTCTAGAACCGCATTTTACTTGTATAAAACGTTAATCGGTACAATCGACGATATGAATGTTTTTTGCGATATGGACGAGGTTGACAATCTGAACGGTGTTTTTGAAACAATTGTACAATCCGGAGCAAAAGGGTCGTTTCAGTTGTTAGAAAAAATACGAAAAAAAAAACATGTAAAAATGGATGTCGAGCAAATTCACGAATTGTCGCAAAAATGTTTAAATCATTCAGTGGAATCGTTAAACAGTGTCCGAAAAGCCGGACAAAATATTTACAAATCCGCAACGATGTTGGATGGTATATTTGTAGAAAATAACGTGTTGTTCGAACATTCAAAAAAAAACAAAATAATACCGTTGGAAATGTTATCAAATGATTTTTTATTCGACAACGTAACGACGACGGTTATGATAAATTATCTGTTAGACGATAACAGCATCTAGATAGAATTCGTATCAGATTTTACGATGAGTATATATTGTCAAAAAGTGGATCCAGCTTGTACAGTCGTTAACAGACCGAACTTCATTTTGATTGCGATGGATTTGCAATCTTTGCCATTCGGTGTACTGCGGTATATGTACAAATTTTTAACGAAACAAGATTTGTTGCGACTTCGTTATACCAATAAATTTTTCCACAACGACGTACCGTTCGATATTGAACGACGATTGAAAATAACTGAAAGAAATTTACATCTTGTGTATAAAGGTTATTATGTTACGTCGTCATTGACCGAATCATCTTTTGGTTTCAAATTGACAACCGTGACATTACAAAATATAACACATCTTCATTTAACCAACGACGACGTACACATGCCAGTGTATTTGTACGAGAACGACGTATCGCTTGTTAATTTGGTGTACATACACGTTTACGTTGGTGTGTTTAAACGCAAAGCGTTTCACGTCGATTATGCGTTTTTTCAATGCAAAAAACTGGAACGCRTGGATATGTATTTTTTGGGCGAAGACGTCGACGGCCCCCAAACTGTGATTTTTAAAATGAACCGATTTTGTCGGTTGAARCAATTGAATTTAAATTTTGTAAGAGGTTGTTTCGACCTTYACATAGATTCGTCATATATTTCCGATTTGTCAATTGGAATCCATGTCAAAATAAACGAAGAACCATATTCGGTCTTGAATAATATCGGTTTGACGTGTGAACTATTGGCAACAATATGTTGTACACGCGACAGATTAATGTTAAACAATTTAACGTCTGTGCCTCAAATACATTATGTATATGAAGTACCCACAAAAACTGATTATATGAAAACAGAGTATTCCGTCGTATATACTGATGGTAATTCTGATATACAAAAAGCTCGACTGTTGTACGAATCGTTGTTTTGTCTGCAAAATTATCGTGACGGTTTTTGTTATTTGCCGTCTTTRACATGTATTGTTTGTGAAAATTAAGTAGTTTCTGATATCATTCTGTAAGTTGTTTGTATTGAATAAAGTTGMTGGAATATATTTGTTGTTATTTTATATTCTTTATAATTGATTACATTACAATCTTMCGTATGTAACAAATAAATTTGTCAAATGTGTTCGACTCTCGAGTCCAACAAACGCGACACTTTCACGACAGCAGATGTCGAATATACGAGACGCTTGACATGTTTTGTCAAATGTGTCGGACTCGGGRGTCCAACAAACGCGACATCTCCAAGACGAACTGTCGTATATACGAAATACATGTTTGTCAAATGTGTTGGACTCGGGAGTCCAACAAACGCGACATCTCGATTTGTCGAATGTGTTGGACTCGGGAGTCCAACAAACGTGACAAAATATAAACGATTGTTGAAATCAAATACGTATATACTAAAATGTTAAAAAAAATTATTTGTAAGTTTCCATTATGCTAACCTTTAAAATTTTTGTTCAGGCTATTAAAAATCAGTTTTAATATGTTAGAATCAAGTTTTATTAATTATTCGACTACAACATTTTCTTCAGTGTCGTTATCTACGACTACAATTTCGTTTTCAGATTCTTGCATTTCTTCGTCGTTGTCTTGTAAATTTAAAGATTCTTGTTCTTGCAATTCGTATTTTGTTTTTAATTCGATCAATTTTTCTTCAATTTCTTTAAATTTTGATTGTTGATTCGATAATTCTTTTTGTGTTTCTTTTTTGATATTATCTATCATATTTTCCAAAATTCCAAACTTCTTTCCGATTTGTGTTTTAGCTTCGTTTTCTTTTTTGTTTACACCGGTCATAATGATATTCCAGCCATTCTTTAACTCCTTTTTAACATAATCTAAACTTTTTACATCGTCCGCAGTGGTTTTCGTTGTTGTTGTTGTATTAGTCGAATCCTCGTTTGATGTTGCATCGTCTCTTTTACAATATAAATATAATATTATCACAAAAACTAGGAAAGCGAAAATATATCCGATCATGTCAACAATTGACTATAATTTAGATAAAGACAATATTTGCAATTTGCGTGATGATTAACACAATCCGTGCTTATACATCCGCATGTAAAACATATTAACGAATCATCGAATAGAAAGAAACCTTTTTTGGCTTTTTCCATACAATCGTGTTTACGGTCGAATGTGTCGAAACGTTTTTCGAACGTATTGTATTGTGGATGTTTTGGTTGTAAATCGGGAACGTTTGACGTATGTGACAATTTGTTTGAATTAATTTTACATTGTGCAACCGATTTATGTTTGTTTATAACTTCATGATATGACGTATAAACGGCAACAAAATTACAAAAAGCACATTTAATTTTATCACCGTCTACAAAAAAACCAAGAAATGATAGTTTTTCGGCATACGCATCGTTTGTTTTAAACGAAATAAATCTGTTTGTTTCATACACATAATTATTGAATGTGATATATCGATTTTTTAATCTAAAATTTTCTATCTGTTCACATTCTTTCGTGCGCAAATCTCGGCAAAAAGCATCACATCGATTTACTTTGACAACTAAAAATTCGGTAGCGTTGTTGATGCCTACGACATAGAGACCACCTATTGCGTTGGTAACATATATCTGACGCTGAATTTGTCGCCAATGTTCGTGTTTATCATTGATATAAAATTCCAAAGTTTTCAAATTAAGCTTTAATCCCGTATATTTTATTGAAACGTCGCGGTTTTTATTTTTTTTATCATGACTTGCGACAATTTGTTTGCAAGACCAATTGCTATAGGAAAACGGATTTTTGATTTCTACGACATACGATTTGTCGGTCGCAATTGTTATTATGCCATCAGGTGATCCACAATAATACCCATATTTACTTATACACAAGCCTACTTGTGTTTGCCATCGAAATGGTGTGCACAATAATTTCATAAATATAACATTAAGATATGCTTGTATATCGCACGATGTGTTGATTTTGTACTCTTGAGTCGATCCGTATTGCATGCACGAATTCGGAACGACGTGTTTGGATATTTTCCCTAGACTTGCAGTCAAACGACCATCGCGTAATTTATTCCACCAATAATTGGCAGCTTGTGTTCGCGTACATTGTTCAACAATCAACGAATCCGCATCGGATAGTTGGCGCAAAGATTTGGCCCAATTTTTAAACTCCAATGATCTGAGAATTTTTAAATTATCCTCAGATATTTCCATGTTTGATTATCACTAACACTGTGACACAACGTATAAAAACATATACAACGTGTTTGTATTTTTGCCACTTTGTAAGTCAAAACGGTTTAAAATTTTGTTATCATGGCAACTGCGGACGACGCTGTAGCGGAATCACGATTAAGTGTCGATGAATTCAAGCGATTGTTACTTGTGGAAAATATCAACAATTTGATCGACAAAAATGAGATTATAGTCGGAAATGTTAGGCAGACTATAGAATCTAGTATAAAAAAGTTCAAAGAAGACCCAACCGATATTAATTATAAACATTTAAAAACAATGTTTGATAAAATAACATATTTCATAAACGAAATATCTGAGATAAATTGGGAAAGAATGTTGGCAAAAATAGGAATGGTCGTAATTTTGGAAAACGCCAAAAAATACGTAAAAAGCAAAAATCCAAAAATGTTTATAGACACGTTCTTGTCGCAACTAAATAATACCAGTATATGTATCGAAGACGACCCCAGTGATCTCATAAAGTTGTACAACACGCATTTGGATCTGATGGACATGAACATACAACAAACACGAAAACGAAATCATCATCTGATCGAATTTGTAAAAAAATTGTTTGTAAATTGCGTCAAATCGATGCATAATGATTCTAAACATAACATAGACATCACCGATTACGACGCCAATATAATAAACGTTGATATGTCCGAATCGGAACACAGTACTATGCGTGACGCCAATGTTGATAATGTTGATCAGACTACAAATTTTCTCAATTCTCGTAAACGTAATTTAGAATTCTTTTTAAATAGTAACAAACGTGCGAAATTAAATTAAATAAGCAATAAATCGACAATGGTTCGTTTCTCTATTCCTTTGCATTTTCGCAGTGGTAAAACAGACATATCACAACGCGTTGACGTTGTAATTGATATGTCAGCAAAAGAAATATCGGATGCGGTACAGTGTATCGGTAGATTTTACGGTTCCAAAAATATTGAGTACGATTCAATACCTTTGGCGACAAAAATAAACGACATGTTGTCATACATAGAGCACACCGTGTCCACCATTAACAAATCAGGTGCCTTAGCAACATTTGATTTAAAAGAAATATTGTCTAATTTGTCGTCTTTTTCGCATTTTGCACATTACACCCCGATGTTGAAGCAGATTTTACAACATATCGTCACAGACGTCGACCAACCCAACGTTGAATATATTGTAATGAGATGCCAAAAATGTATGACGTTTGTAAAACAACGGTTTGGACAGAGCATTCAACGAATTAAAAATGACTGCATGCAGTGTCAAATTGTGTTTATTCAAGAAAATTTCATGAGTCTTGTAAACGTTATCGAACACGGGTGGGGTCATTTTGCTTTTGCTATACACGTAAAGATTATATTGATTTATATTATATGTCATTCGGTAGATCAAGATATCAATGACACAGATTCGTTAATGAGAAAATTGATATTTCATTGGATACTGTGCACGTTGAAAAATATTTTGAACGATGTTTCGAGTTTGCAATTTTGGGATCACAACTCCAAAAAAATGTCGAAATACATGAGCAAATTCACAAAAGCATTGGAATCGTGTAAAATAAATATGAATCCAAAAATGTTTTTGCAATTTGCTAACTCGAAGTCAACTCATCCAGCATCAATCGCACTCAAACAATCTATGGTTGATATTTGTGGAAATTTCAAAAAACGTTCGAATTTTGATGATCTTGCAAACTTGTTGTTCTGTGGTTTGTTTTTAAGATTGATGCTCGAATCTTGGAAAAATTCGCAAAAAGTAAACATGGATTGTAAAGAAATAGAAATATGTTTGTTTTTGCACAGATTAAATTTGGCGCATGACAAACAAACTACTGTATGTTCTGAGTTAAGACAAATTCGAGAATTTTTAAGCGAAGAGTGGTCAAAAAATTATTTATTGGACGAAAGATCGTTTACCGATTTTATACTTCGCAATCAAATAACCGAAATATTTACTCACGTTTTACATAAAAAATGAACGTATCGTTCGACGTTTTGTGGTCACGAAATACCACGGATCGTGGTAAAATGTTATCTAATATATCCCCGCAACAAGAAATCACAGATCTTCTAGCCAATATGTACACCACGGAAAAAGAAACAATTGCATTAAACACAGAGCATTTCACTAGTTTTCTCAATTTTTTAAAAGATATTGCAAATCGTTCAGATTTTGTAAGTATAAACAACGTTAGAAATGCTGAAAAATCTACACATAGCGATGCAATGCCCCAATTAGAAATACAAAATGTTTCCCCAAACGTTATCAATTTACAAGGATCGACCGTTAATCCTTTTAACGGTGAGATTGAATCCGAAACCTAATATAAGACGCAGTAGTATTCATGTCGAAACGGGAAGTTTATCTTTTGATAGAACAAACTAAAAAAGAATTAGGAGATGAAAGTATGAGAGCTAAATTTTGGTCWGCGGCGTTGGAATATTTTTCTAATGATACACGTGTTTGGCTTCGACAAGAAATAACGGACGCAATTACATTGGCGTCAAACGCAGCCAGAATCAAAAATGAGATACAACTAACAACAATACAAGCTGCAGAAGCAGCAAATCGCAACACWTCTGACGATTCTAGTTCCGAAGACGAAATTCAGATACGTGCAAAGAATATATTAACGAAAAAAAAAGACAAAATCAATCGCAATGTATTGAAATCAACAAATTCTACATTTGTTGATTTACAAAAGAAACCGTATTCTAGAAACACAATTATAACGACATTAACCGCATTAAAAGATGTGGATTCGACACCACAAAAATTCACCGTCGGTGATTTTGTGGAAGGTTTGTTATATATTATGACACCAAACCTGGTTCCAAACATACGTACGTGGTTGATGACAATAATAGATAGTAGTAAACAAAATTGTATTTTATCTAATGACAAAGAAGAAATATATAACAACGTATTGAAAGATATTCGATTGTTGCTTAGTAATGATAAATATTATTCATTTAACATAGAATCAATACTTTTAATACAAAAGAAAATGCAAACAATATTCAGAATGCCTCTTCCACAATTGCCAAGATTGTATCAAATAAAAACCGACGTGTTGTTTAGCGATGCTGACAAAAGGCAAAATTTGCAAATTCTCATAACGCGTCGATTGAAACAAATGGCCACATCGGACGTTTCTTCGTTTTTACCGCAAATCGAAATCGATACGAACGAATTAGTAGAACAAAAACATCTGTTGAGTAAATCTGTCAACATTGGTCGTGTAAATTACACGGTGTTGAATCAATTGTACAGCAATCAATATACCACGTCGCTTTTGACAAATACACCGACGCTTCATGACGAGTGGCAACAATTGTGGTTGTTGTCAACCGACAATAAACAACAACGCATTGTTCGGCGTAAATTGGTGAATGATGCCGACGAACCTAAAAAAGCAAAACTTATTACGGAAGCGAATCAATGATCACATTTGTGTAAGAATAAGATATATTTATGGTAAGCGAATCGTCGGATTCTAAAAAAGAATTAAAACCCATCGAAATTATGGCMTATAATAGAAGACCCGGTCGTCCGCGCAAACGGCGTTCTTATGGAAACAATTCTACAAATAGGACAAGATCAAGATCACGATCAAGATCCCGTTCTCGTTCAAGATCTCGTTCAAGAACCGGTGGTCGACGCAGGTCGCGTTCATCATCATCGTATAACAGAAATTATCGGTCCTCGAACAGCCCGTCTTCCAACAGGCAATATGGCCGCAGCCGAAGTCGAAGTCGTTCGTTATCACAACGRAGGTATTAATATTGAACGGATGTARAATATACACAAATATTTTATTGTCGAAATAAAATCATTGTAAATATAAAGATATTTTATCAAATAAAGAAATAGAATGTCACATTGTATACATTGCGATAATTATTGCTTTTCGTTAATGTGAATTTTCCTACGTTTAAGAAAGTCCAAAAACGTATTTTTATCTTTTGCGTACCATTGTTTTTTGTATTTAACAACGCCACATATACGRATAAATCTGTCTAAAAGCACTCTATCTTTAAATTTTTTGTCGATTATCCGAAAAATTTCATCGTCAATTTCGGRYATTAATGTTTTTCCGGTGGCTTTGGTTCGTTTGACGACTGGTTGATTTTTTCGCCATTCTTCTTCTGCCGCCMGACGTTTGTTTTCTTTCTTCCACCATTCTTTCTGCCATTCTTCATGCTTTTCTTGGTGGTAMGCGCAAAGCGATTCTTCCTTCCAACTCCCAGGAAAATCGTCGTATGAACACCATGTAGTCCTGCAACCACAACTGGCCACTTGTGTTCGGGATTCCCAATGTTTGTGCCGATCACAAACATCGGTCGTCTTGTCACCACAATCCCATTTTGTTCCGCAGCGTTCGCAGCCTATGCATGGGGTTGTCATTTTGTGTAAAAAAGTTGTACAACCACATTCTCTCATAAACAATATTTCTTTTTCCGATTCAGACATTGCGATTAAACAAACGTGACAGATTAACTAGCGTTTGTACACGATGTGTGCGCATCGTATATAACTGGTTGGCGTTTGTCTTTTACGAATATGATGTAAGATTGTGTTGTTATCGCGCATTCAAATAACACAAAGATAAGATTGTTTATCATTTTGTATATAACGCGACAACACCACAATTTTACAGTCTTTTCATCAATGAGTTGGTATTGTTCAGAATGTCGTTCGAAAAAGAAGAAAGATGCGAAAGTTTGTTTTTGGGAGAATTGAGAAGATTAGAAAATCCGCACGTTATTACACATCTCAATTTAAAACACGACGATAATGTGGAAAATACCTATTTGCCATTACTTGGTGACGATTTGCGATTGTGTTTACCGAATCTTGTTTATTTGAAAATTTTTTTATTTGTCGTTAATATGGAAAAAATTTCGGATGCGTTGCAAGGCTGTCCGAATTTACAACACTTGGTCATAATTACGTGGGGCGATTGTCACGATGATGATATTGGCGACACGTCTTATGAAATAAACATGGACATGACGAATTTTTTAAAACTTCGAACTATCGACATCATTTTGACACAAGATGTGTGGAAATTTCGTCTCGTTTCACCAACGATTACAAAATTACAAATTCAAACAGAAAACGAGGAGGATGATGATGATTCTCTAAAATTATATCACATCGAATGTCCAAATCTAGAGATACTGTATAAAAATGAGGTTTTTTTGCATAATATAATAGATAACATCGATTATTGTCCAAAAAAGAAAGAAATTGGTTTGTTCGAAGAATCCGGTGAATCTGATATATTGTATAATCATAAAATACTTGCCACAGATTCTTCGTTTTTCTTTTTACCCAATCTAAAATACGTACGATATAAAATTTATTGATAGATTGCAAATGTATGCGATTAAAAGCAACGCGATTAATCATAAAATCGCCAATATGTACAAATACGATTTGTATACATATTTATGTCATGTTTGTACACTTGACCGATAATCACAAATAAATATTGTCGAATAATCATGTGAATATTGGTTTTTTTTATATATAAAGGCTACCAATCATATCGTGATCAGTCAAACAAGTTTGCTTTTTTATATATAAAGGCTACCAATCATATCGTGATCAGTCAAACAAGTTTGCAATCGTTGTGGCTCTAAAATGTATTCYGTACAAGACACGAACGCGGCATTGTGTACAACAACATATCGTAACGAACCATGCGTCAAACTTACGGTTTCGGAATTAAAAAAKTACAAGGATAAAGCAAACCTTACTCATTTATATTTAACTGCCGATGAAACCGTTCTGGTCGATGCAGTATCAGAAAACGAGATCGTAATAGACTTGCCAAATTTGATTTATTTCAAAGCATTTGTGTTTGAAGTAAGATCGCTATTGCCCATTATTGAAAAGTGTCCTAACTTACAACATTTGGATTTGATGCTGGAAACTGTTGAAGAAAACGATTATATAAATCACAAGTACGACATCGACGATGAATCTACGGATGAAGATGATTTACAAATATTTCGCGACGATTCTCAATTTATTACAAGAAATATTTACTTTGATTTTTCGAAATTAACAAAATTAAAAAGTGTTAGATTTTTCATAACAAACGAAATTGGTATATGTTGTATTATATCGCCAACGGTAGAAAAATTACACGTACTTACAAATAAAATGGATGTTGATTTTATACCAATACATTATGAATTGAATTGTCCTAATTTACAAATGCTTTATCGTACTTTTGCGAGTTATAAAGAAGAACAACAAAAATTTTTGACGACATCCGACGATTCTGCATCCAATTTTTTTTYATCTTTTAACGAGGTATTCGATACAACCGACACAAACGTGTGTATTGATAAAATGAATGCGTCCAAAACGTCAAAATTCAATTTACCATCGTTGAAATGTTTCAAACACAGCATACTGTAATGACAAAATGCAAATATGTATAATAGATATTTAGTATAAAAATGTAGATTTGTACAACAACACGATTTTCTATGATGAATTGATTTTATTATTATGACAATAAATACACTGGTTGTTACAAACATATGCGTCTTTTCATTTGATTTTATTTACCATTACACGTCAGATTCGTCAAGCGAATATTCTTCTTGACTTTGCGTCGAAGATAACGATTCCAATTGTTTAACAACCAAATCGTTTTTTTTCTGCGAATTTGTCACTTTCCTTTTGACAGTTTTTTTATTTTTATTTTTTTGACGACTTTTGTCCAACAAATATTTGTACAAAATCACATATATCGTTTCTGCAGATTTGTCTTCGGATTTGTAATTTTTTACATAATTAACAAAACCTTGTACAAATTGTTTCAAATCGTTTTCATAGTCTGCACTTTCACGAAGCCTGACAGACATGTTTGAAAAAAACATCAGTATTTGCGGTTCTTGTTTTTTTGCATCGCTCCATAATCTCGATTTGTCCGGCAAATTGTTGTAAAACTTTTTTATTTCACAATTCGCCAACAATATACTAAATATTATAAAACCGTTTAAATTTGCAGATTTTGGATCTTTTATTTTATTCCATTTTTTTCTAATACGGGGCAATTCTGATTTGTAATTGTCCGAACAAAGATATATTCGAAAATCCGTGGGACTAATGAAAGATATTTGTCCGTTTACTGCGGTAGAAGTCATATCAAATTCTTTCGACAATTGTCTTATAACACGTCGRTGAAAGATGCTTAGACTTTATTTGACAATTTTTATAAAAAATAGTATCATAATCACAACAACGATAAATATTGCGATATATTGCAAATATGAACTAAGACTTGATATAGAATCAGAACCAGACGTTGTACTGCCACTCCAAATAGAATTTTCGCCAAGCAACCAATCGAGACCCAGATCTGATATCAGATCTGCAAAAGTATATGGTTCGACGCAAGACAATGTTTGATTTTCAGCTAAATCAGAAATATCTACCCATTGTTCCGAATCTGGATCTGCGTACGGGTCCGATTGACGGCAAACGCTAATTTCGGTATCAATGTTATAACCATCGCAAATAGTTTGCAACGTGTCTACGTCGTCGCCATATATAGGATCCAAAAAATTAGTACAATATAAAGATGTATCTACTGTGGTTTGATCGACTCCGCACGATCTATATTTCAAATAACAAGTTTCAACTTCGTCACCGCTTCCTACCGAATAAAAACTTCCCCCGGTACGATTGAGAGCATCGAGAATATCTTGCACCATATCAACGCCTTTCAAAACCAATACTACAGTAGCTGTGGCCAGAGTCGCATACCCCAAACCTTTAAGATAAGTGCTCAATTTTGGGTTTTTGGTCAATGCCTGTGAAACACCGTCATACGTTTTGACGTCCAATGACGGGTTCAATGTTTTTAAATTAAGACGTTTTAATTCTGCAATATAGAGAGTGTTGTCGGGTATTCCTGAAGCGGTTCTCAAAACAGACAATCCGGACAAATCGGTATCTGTTGCATTGAACAAAGCTTTGATATTAACATCATCGGCTTGTCGCAAAACTTTGTTTACCGAAAAAGTATCCACTAAACCAATATACGTGGAATAGTTAGTCACAAAACCTTTGTTAATAGTTTTTGCCGAAGATAATGAAAAAACGTTGTCAAACGTTGAAAACGTCCCGACTACCTTTGCGGTGCTGTCAACAACAACATCGGCAGCCGTAYTATAAATTTTGTTAGTTTTACGCAAACCGCTAAACATTGTTTCCTYTGCTGGTTTATTGTTAAGTTTTTATACAAAATCAATATTTATTTCCAAACACGTATATTATATAACTTATTAAAACAATGTTGATATCAACTACCGAATAACATTAATGGATTATTATACGCATAAATATGTAACGGAAATGAATATTATATTGTAAATTGAAAGATTTATTGAATTTTTTATTTTTCATTTTGCGGTTATAAAACAATTATAAGTAAAGTAATATTGTATACCACGCAGGGTTATACGTTACTTAACCAATCGTATTTTGTAAAAGATGAATAACTTATCCGTTTGCGACGTAAAATCATCGTACTTAATTGCGTATTTTCTATATTTGTGTATACAAACGTATCATGACTTTTGTAATTAACAGCGCGACGAGAATATCCCCAAATTTTTGACCTGACAATAGTTTTCGATCTTTCATCTTCGTAGTTATGAAAAAATCGTGTTTTTTTACGTGAATTGAACATTTCATAATTAACTATTGTTTGATTTGTACCAACATCAACGTCTGCTTCCAAATCTTCGACGTCCGTAATGTCGTTATCTTCCAATACATCTTCGTCGTCTGTTGTGTACGACGCATCGGTCATATAACCGTCGACATTATCCAACAACAAATTTTGTCCGATATACGTTACGCTATCAATGTTTGGGCTGTGCATTGACATGTGCTGCAACACAGCTGACTTTTCGACGGTGTAATGATGCAACGTGTGTAAGTTGTCACATGGACGATTGTTTATATAAAGTTTGTCAATTACAGCATTCGATGTGCTGGCCACTACTAAATGTTTTATTATTTTATTAGTACGAAAAAAGGCAATACACCTGCCGTTCATCACATATAATTCAAAATGATTCATCAAYKMCCACGACGAAAGATTGACGTTGGTGATACATATGACGTCATATGGTACAACGTCGACATATAAGCACATTGTGGTCAACAGTAAACATTTTTCAAATGACTTTAATTGATCCGTATCATTTGTATTAATTTTATCTGGTAAAACAACATATCCCTTGAAAAATTCCAATTTCGGACAATCTATGTGAATATCGGACAAATCCACTTTTTCGTCCATATTTTGTCCGTTGAACAATTCCAAATGCGTTATTTGTTTCAAAAACTTCGCTTCCGCCAGCTGCATTTTTTCGAACAAATCGAATCTCATGCGAAATTTTTTCATTCGCTGATGTTGCCAGCAATCCAAAAAATTTCTCGGTTGTATGATCGCGTCTTCGTCGTAGTCGAGTATCGGAAAAATATTCTCTCTGCAGTATCGATTCATCGTTCGAATTTTTTTGACATCTTCAACGTCCAAATATTTGCAAATTTCATGCAACACCAATCGCGGAGTTTTCGCAGAAAACATTATAACGTCAACGCAGCTTGCAAAAAAGAAAACGCTGAGTGTATTGCGTGTGTAGGTATACTATTTGAAACATTTGCGGTGGATCCGGCTATTTAAACCGTTTCGATGTTGTTATCTCTAATATAAAACCTGTTATCAAATCGGATTTGTATGTAAACATACAATCACATCGGTTTGCTAATTTTTGTCGAGCGTTTTGCAACCGGTTTTTCGTTTTCTGACATAAATACGTTAGGACGTTTTGTGGGTACACGTGGTTCTGTTTTGATAGCCGAAGTTTCATTTCTAACACGTGGTTCGCTTTTAATCGAAATTAACGCATTTTTGTCGCTATCCGCTTGTTGGTTTAAAGCTGCAAATTGAACATATTTTGCTTCCCGTTCCATTTGATCTTCAATGATATGACGATTTTTTTCTATTTCTAAATGTAATTCTTTTATTTCTAACTGCAATTTTTCAATTTCTTTTTCACTGCTTTCGTTCATAATTTTCAATTCGGCATCACGGTCGTTTTTGATATCATTTGATTCTTTTCTGAGTGTCTGCATAGCTTGTTTCGTATTTTCAAAATATTCTTCGTAATCCGATATAGTCATATCCGTATCGCTAACGTATTTTTTGATCATTTGTAAAAGATGATTATCAGAAATATTATGTTTTCGTAATAAAGCACTTGTTTCGTTGATATCACTAATCACGAGTTCGTGCATTACGTCAATCTTTTTGTTTGGAATTTTCATAAGTTTTTGCGTTAAATTGTTGTAATATTCTGTGATTTTATTATTTTGTTCTACGAATTCGTCAGAAATACGTTTTGTCACAGATATGTAATCATCCACCACTCCAATATTGTCACGTAAATCACCGCAATCGATTGTCTCGCAAAATCTTGTCCAATCGTTTTTTCGTTGTTCTTCTATAACAATAACGTTATCACGTCGAGCGGTTTGAATAATATTCAATGACGTATTTAAATTATAACTTTTTGAAATATTAAAATATTCGTTGAATTTATTACGAAATATTGATAATTTATTTTGAACAAATCGCGTAACCGAGATTAACGTTGTTATATTGTCGTCATCGTAACTGATCGTCATCGTGGATATATTGGTATTTGTAAAAGACAGTATAGGTACCGATTCATCATCAATAATATCGTTTATATTTTTTAACAATTCATAAGTTTCTTTGATAGTGCTTGTACAACTATTAGCATCGATGGTTTGTTCACGTAACAACGATTTTAATTCGCTATTCTCGCGAGACAAATCTGCATAATTGTCTGTTATTATTTTTTTTGACTCCAAATTTTCCATTTGCAAACTTTTATAATCGCTAAACGATGTATCGTACATAAAAAGAAATTCTTTTATCAAATCGTATGTGTTTGTGTTATTTGTATTCAACAATTTTTGTTGTAAGGATTGATTCAATGTGCGAAAAGCAAGGGTTGCTTGCATTGCGTCATGATCACGATTTCCAATGATCACCTCTAACAACGTTTCGTTTGAATTGTATTGATCGTTGCCGTAAAAATCATCGTACATGTTAATGCTGTCTTGCTCCTCGGAACACAACCGTTGTATTTCAAAAGCCAAATCACGCATAACACTATCGTTCATCACACGAAATTTATTTTTATTCAAATTTTTAAATTTTTCATAACCGGTTAAATAATTCAAAAACACTTGCAACAATTGATCGCATTGTTTTGTACTAATAATAATTCCATAAATACGTTTTAACAAATCTTTAAGATTTGTGATAAAATTCGTATGTTTTTGAATCAATAGATTTGTATCTGTCGACGTGTTTATCCTATTCATATCATTTAGATGCGCGTCGAACAGAATAACGATTTCGTCTATAATATCTTTAATAAAATCGTCGCGTAACAATACACCGTCCGTCACGTTTGAACCTAATATTTTATCATTGATCAATCGGATAATACGCGAATGAAAGTTATTCATTATTTCGGCGTATTTATTCAAGTTGGCTGTCGTGTTGAAAGCTTCCGTTTGCAACGACGATAACAACGCTTTACATTCTGAAATTTGTTTCACATTTTCTACGACAACGTTATCAGATATGGCACGGACGTCGCATTTCTGACAACTGCGGTAATCTGTGTTTTTTGTAGTTATCAGTTTAGTTACCAAATCAGTAAGATTAGAATTCACATCTATATGTTGTTGATTCAATGCTATGTTTATAATACGTTGCGCTTTTAAATAGTCTCCATTGTTTTCACGAAGGCGAACGTTTTCTTCTGTCAATTCTGTAATTTTTTGCACGAGATTTCGAAAAGTATATTTGTTTACAATAACACCGTAATAGTTCGTCATGTTGACGTATGTGTCAAACGAAGTATTTCAAGAATTATTATACGACAAAAATTTTGTCGAATCGATACAACCGATTGTAGACGGCGAAACTGCGCACAATGGCCGTGGTTCTTTTTCAATTCCAAGAACCGTTGTATGGAGAATTACACGTATAACGCCGATAGAAGACGCTGAACGCGTCAACAAAATAATCTTCAATTTGACAACAAATTTGTCAAAACATTTTCCACGCAACATATGCGTTTACGTCATACAACCCAAATTGCACATGTGGCAGAGATGTTATTGCAACAATTTTGCAAACGGCAGATGTAATCGAAATTGCATAAAAATGAAATGTCTGCTGGCGCCCGGGGTCGATGGGTATGAAAATACTATCAACGTTTTCAAAGTGTACAAAAAATATGGACAAACAAGGACTTTAGACGATTTTTTAACGACAACAATGAGATTGTCTCACCAATACAACATCACCGAAGGTTCTTATATTAGGTTTGAAAAAGATATTACTGTTGATAAATTACCCATAGCTTGTGACTTGTCCCAGTTTGTAATTGTTAGTGACAACGTACAGGAAATCAAGATTTCCGTTTTGGCTTTCGATATTGAAGTCAGATCATCGTCTAATCGATTTTGCGATGCTACTAGAAAAGAAGATGAAATCATATCAATATCGTTAGTTTTGAAAAACGTCGATGATAACATATTACGATTTTGTTTGGTGTATTGCCCGAATGTAAAAAACAACATTGAACGTAAAAACATTTCTGTCGGCAAAACGCTTGTAATATTACACAACACGGAAAAAGACTTGATTGCAAATTTTTTTACTTGCGTCGAATTATTGAATCCAGATTTCATAACAGGATACAATTCGTCAAATTTTGATTTTCCGTATATTCAAAAAAGAATGCAATTGCTGAAAATGGGAAATTTGTTTTTCAGACGTTTCGGTTTTCAATTGGAGGTAAAATTTGGCACGTTTTTTCAAAAATTTCATAAAGTACCTTCGGTTAACATTCCGTTACACGCGTACCACGATACTTTCGTAGCAGTGGGTAGTTTAAAATTAGACAATTACAGATTGAATACCGTGGCCGAATCGTTGTTGAACGAACAAAAAATCGATTTACCTTTCAAGGAAATGAACAGATTATGGGGAATCGGAGAAGTCGGAGACATTGTTAGATACAATATATATGATTCGGAATTAACGTTAAAAATATTTATGAAGATCGATGTTATTAATGTTTCTTACAGCATGTGCGATATTATGAAAATCAGCACAGATTCTTTGAACGAAGGTATAATGAAAAAATTAACAGGTCTGATCTTTGATTATGCGATAAAAAACACAAATTGTGTAAACGGTAAAAAAGTTCCAGATCCATATTTTTTATCGATCAATGACTTTTACATAATTAAAAATCGTTCCAACGATAAAAGTCAGGAAAACAAAATGTGTTTTGACAGATTGAAACGTACAAAAATGCCATTTTCCGCCATCAAAAAATATAATCCAGTCAAACTTTGCAACAGCGACGGTAAATTTGTTTATTTGGGAGGAGATGTTATGACTCCTGTACCAGGTGTTTACGAAAACGTTGGAATATTTGATTTTGAAGGCATGTACGGAACGCGTATGATCAAAGACAAGATTTGTCTAAGTAACGTAGTTATTACAGACACAGATGAAGTGTATCGTCTGACGAATAAAACCGGCGTAATTGACAAAATTGTCAATGATTTAAAAATAAGAAGATCCGAATTGAAACGTGCCAAATCCAAGTTGAAAAATGACATGAAAACGTCAGATGTTTCTTTTGAATATAAAATGTTGGACATATCTCAAAATACTGTCAAAGAAATCATTAATTCGGTGTACGGTTGGTACGCCACAAATTGTAAGATTCTCGCCGCCGAAATTACAAGATTGGCAAGAGAAAAGTTATACGACGCTCAAAATCAAATCAACAATTATGAACCGAATTATTTCAAAGTAATATACGGCGATACGGATTCGTGTTTTATCCATGTGATAAATTGTGACAATCCTGTCGATCAATTAAAAATATTAGAAAACAAATTAAATGCATCGTGGAACGGGGACGGTGTTATCGAGTTTGAAAATTATTGCGTAATTATTATATTGTACCGAAAAAAAAATTATTGTTTTCTAACACTTGAACGTGTATTCAAAGACACAATTGTTACCAAACGGCGAAACAAACCAAAATTGGCAAGACAATCCTCAGATATTCTTCTACGGACTTATTTGAACACGCGGGATATCATAAAAGGATGTCAAGCGTGTATCACATATTTGCAAAATGCTATGTCAGAATTTAACCCAAGTTTGTTCACGAGCAGCGTACAATATACGGAAGGAAAAAATTCTATAGCGTCGTATTGCGTGGAATTATTAAAAAAACACAGCGTGCAAACTTTACCACACGACGGTGAACGTGTAGATATTTTACAAATCGTTAATAAAGCGAATACTGTAAAAGAAAAAAGTTTGCCTCTGGAAATGTATGATCCAAACGTACATACTATTGATTTAATCAAATTTTGCGACGATAATTTTAAAACGATTATGACCATGTTGATAAATTTATTGCCAGAAAAACGAAATCTTTTGATTGACGAATACCAAAAAATATTCAAATTAATAACTAAATCGGATATGAGATGTTGTTTGGTTTTCAAAAAAGGGGAATGGGATATCGTCTATTCAAAAAGTCAAGACATTAGATCTTTTTTTAAGTAATAATACGATTGTTGTCAACAATAATATGAAATGCGAATACAAAAAAAATTTTTCTATGTATATAAGATAAAAAAGAGTAAATATTTTAGTACGATGCAAACGCACGTGATAAATGCAATTAACGTTGAGCACGCGTTCATTCGATCCTGGTTTTGTACAAAAACATTTATCACGTGCGTTCGCATCGTACTAAAATATTTACTCTTTTTTATTTTTTTTTGAATATTGTGTTTATAGGAAATGTAAAATAAATAAAACAATATTTTAAATTGTATAATTATTTTATTTTATTTTATTTGTGTCAATAAAATTTCACAATTGTGTACCATAACATCAAATAATTGAGTAATAAATCCATTGTTTTGCAAAAATAGTTTTGCTTCATCATGTTTAACAACAACGATAATCGATTTTGTTTCACCAATCAATTTATTTAACAATTTTTCGTCGGCAGAATCTACGAATGCAAAACTATAGTTGTCATCGGAAAAATCATATAATTGGTCGTTATGATTTATATGCGTGGTTGGCGTTCGAACGATAACAAAACCGTTTGCAAATACATCAATATGCAACAAATGTAATGTTATATTTCTAGCGTTAGTTTCGTGTGTTTTAAAAATTCCTATAGACGAATTGTTAATAATGGTTGTATTTATTAATCTTTTAATCAATTTTTCTAAGTGCAAAGTTTGATCGCACAAAATAACGTTATAATTGCAAAACGACGTATCGTTGTATAGTGTCGCTTTATACCAATGCGGAATTATTTCCATAAAAGGTTCTTGGTTCCACGACAATTCACCGTTGTCGGTGATTTTTACAATTTTTTCGATATAATTATCCATATTTTCGAGAGAATTGCTATTATTAGACGACCACATGCAATACATTAATGTTACAAACAACAATAACATGATAATAATAATGAGCAACATGTGTACATTCAATGCATTTCTCGCACAATTTCTATTATATTACTGTTTGACAAATAATTCAAAACATTTTCTATATTTTTGTGCTGATCGCTTATCAACACGGGAATGTGAACGTATATTTTGCACCATAACGACATTTGTTTATAAAAGTATTCCACGACCTGGACAAATTTTTCGTTTATGTAATCTAATTCCAAACCGCCGTACGTTTCTGTTGTTATGCACATGAACTTGATGACGTCGAGTAATACATGTACACGATAATGTTCAATAAGCGTGGTTTGCGAGGTCGCGTATCTTATGCTTTCGTTGTGCAGATCGTTCAATAATTTTTGAAACAGATTAATATTTTCGTTTGTAATCAAATGTTTGATTTTGGTATCGTTATCGGTAAAATCTGTAAATTCGTTAACGTCCGTGTTCATACATTCTGAATAAGGTAAAAAATTAGTGACATTTGTGTAAGGTGTCACACTTATATCAATACAAGCGTCGAATCGAAGGTGACATTCGTGATTCATAATGACTAGTAAATTAATGGATCGTTATATTGATATGTTAAAATTCGAAATAAAAACAATTTTCAGACAAATTCAAGCTAATATTASCAACGACCGTGTCGTTGATATAATGAAGTCTGAAGTTGCTTATTACTTGCAACTTTGGGCTTCAATATCGCATCAAAACATTCCAAAAGAATTCGTTTCAGATTTGATAATTGCGCTAAAAAACAGCAAAAATTTCGACACAACCTATGCAGATATGCTGGAACGAAGTAATGTTGTAAATTTACAACCGGTCAACGAAGAACCTCATATACGCAGATACTGGGATTTGATTCATCTGATATCTCTTGTTATAGACGAATTGATAGATAAAAGAAATATGCAAAAATTTGACATTTTGTCGAAACGCATACAAAATTTGACTATGTTGATTTCTAACATATATTACAAACTTGGTTGTCCCATGTGCGTCGAGCATTGGTTTCGTATACAAGGTTTTTTGATTCAAGCGATCGAACGTTTGAATATATCACGTTTATTAGAACGCAACGGTGAAGCCGTTTATAATGTAAATTTGGAAGAAGATGATGGAACCGAACACACCATACCAAAACATTTTTGTTTGTATAGATCTTTTCAAATTCACAATCATGTCAACAATTATCGAGCATATCAAGAAGATCAGCGAAAAGGACATATTTCTGCCAACGTTATACAAAAAACCAAACAGTTACAATCGTACAGGCCGATGAAATGGTCAGATTATAAAAAAATGTTGTTTGATTAAAATAAATGCGATTATGTGCGAATGCATAACACGTTCAGAAATAATCAATTTAATAATATTTGCAATAAATCATTTGAAATCACAAAATCAAATAAACGTGTTTATGTTAGAACATTTCGACACAGATCCTCGTGTATTTGATTGTATACGCGATTTTATAATCGAACGAAATCCATATATTTTGCGATCAAACGGTGAAACAAAATTTGTAAAAGACCATCTGCCTAGATTGCAACATCTACTCCAATCTTGTGAAACGTCATCGTTAGACAAAGTTTATAGACACGCTGTGAATAAATATGGAACTTCAGATAATTAAACACGAACCGCCTATATTCATAACACAATTGATAACGCGTTTGCAAGATGGCACGGTTCATTTYAAAGTATTGGACAGCGATTATTTCAACTTTCCTTTCGATCAAGTTAAAACTCCATCCGTTCAAAACTTTGATTTATCACATTGGGGTTGTATAGTGCCCACCGATAAAAAGACCACATATAAAATTGGCGTACGTCAACACGGTGGAGTTCGACCATCGATATTGTGGAAAATTGTTCACATCAAAGGCGGCAGTGGTCAGTACGGTGAATATTTACAAATATACGGTCGTTTGCCTGAAAATTACGAAACCGTTATGTCGCAAATTTATAGTCTTGTGGCTAAAATCAAGAACAATATATTTATAGATCCCATTACGTATATAAAAATGTCTCGATCGGAATTCTACAACAAATATTACAAAGTTTCAAAAACCGCTAATATGTTTTTTGTAAACGGCAACGAATGGTGTCCATCCGATGGTTTGATTGTCGAATCTTGTACCGACGAGGACGTTGACCCTTTTCAAACCGAAATGACTGTATTAATGGGAGCCGAATTAATCGGTTTGAAAAAAAAACCCGAAGTTCTTGTTCATGTTTTTGGAGACGGTGGAGATAGTTCCGATGCTACGGAAAAACCAGTCGCATATGACATAAAACCGTTTATATTTTTAATAATAAAATAATTACTCGATGTATTTAAAATTGGCGAAAAATATATATATATTATTATGTTGATATTGTGTAAATTATTGTATACACGAACACCGTACATTAATTGCATAATTTTATCAAATCTTGTCTGTGGCAAAAATCATAATGTAAATAAGTTCGGTATCTTTCAGTTAATCCAAAACTACGCTCGTTGAACGATGTTCTGATTTTGTATATTTTTATACGTTTTACGATTAGTTTTGTAAATAATTTTTTTTCATCCACGTGTTTTGATAATTGTAACTTCATGTGATTTATTACCTTGTCTTGAAAACCTGTTCGAGTTAATAATTTAATTTCAGTTTCATAATCTTCTATGACAGAATCCAATTCATTTATTTTATTAATCAACTTAATTAAAATGTTTGAATGTTTAACCAATTCGTGCATCGGAAATARTTCTGTAGACGTTTCGTTRTTGTATAAATTTGCCAAATCCGCTGTCATGTTGTAAACGGATTCGCTGTTATTGGTACCGATTGACGTATTATCGCCAATCGAGCTCGAAACATGAGATAAAATCCGTCGGCCARAATTTTGTCTGTTATCATCGTTTTTCAGATTGTCTGATGCGTTGGATGGTTGATTTGTATTGTCGACAAAAGCTGCCGTTTGTGGAGGATTGAATATTGATTTTATCACAGGTTTTCCGTCGTGTAATAAAAATGCGCAGCGAAAAACGTTRACGTGCAAAATCAAAAAGATTAAATWTTTKTCCATTGTTAATCGCTTATARTATAAAATAATAATAATAAAAAATGATTGATGATGCAAACAARAAATTAGCCGTTTGATTTTGAACATTTTATGTTGATATCATTCTCAAACATTGTATCAATAACAAGTTTATTTTTATTTGTTATTTATATTTTTATACATATGTAATAATGATACTTTAAAATTTTTATGTTCAAGAATGATTTYAAAGTTGAGCATAAAGTTTTTTTAGGATCTAATTTTTCGCACAACGACCTAACTCGGTTAGATGAAAAATCACAATCGTCGACGGCCCATTAGCTCAGTTGGTYAGAGCGTCGTGCTAATAACGCGAAGGTCGAAGGTTCGATCCTTTCATGGGCCAATTTGATTTTTTATTAATTCTATATTTCCCTGGATTCTTGTAGATYTAGAAATAYAACAAATAATGTGTCAAATACACGTGTCGCGTTTGTCTGACTCGTATATACGACAGTTTGTCTAGCTTGGAAATRTCGCGTTTGTCGGACTCCCGAGTCCGACACATTTGACAAATTCAAACGCTTCGTTTCTCGTATATACTGCAACAGAATCAACGGGGTGTTGTTAAGTTTGTAGGACACAAAAATTTGACATGTTTGACACATTTGAATGTGGCGTTTGCATATATAACATGTTCAACGCTCCTCACGTTGTACACGTGTTTTGAATATCGTTTGTGAAAATGTCAAGAAACATTTATCGTTATGAAAAAAAAAGATTGGAAAGTTTCGATTCGTGGCCCGTAAAATATATTAAATCTGAAGATTTGGCGAAATCTGGTTTTTATTATACTGGTATTTCTGATATCGTACGATGTTTTGAYTGTCGAATAGAGATCAAACATTGGAAAGAACACGACGACCCGACTTACGAACATCGACGGTGGTCTGAACGCTGTCGCATGGTTAGAGAAATTACGTGCGGTAATGTTCCGTTGGAATTGAATAATGATGTTAAAACAATTGAAACTAGATCACGATGCAGTGATGTTTGCGGAATTGCCGAATCGTTTGCAAATATTAAAATAAATGCTAAATGTCAATTGCCATCAATCGATGTTTGCGGAATTACCGAATCGTTTGCAAATATTAAAATGAATTATAAATATCAATTGCCAAATAGCAGCGAAATTGCTATTTACCCGCAATATAAAAATTTACAAGATAGACAGTCAAGTTTTGAAGAATGGCCAATATCATTAAAAAGTTTAAAAACACAACTCGCGTATACGGGTTTTTTTTACACACAAAAAGGAGACGTGACAATTTGTTTTCATTGTGGATTAGTGTTGAAAGATTGGTATATTCATGACACACCTATAAACGAACACGCTAAGTGGTTTGACAAATGCAAATATTTGACAACGTTAAAAAATTGTGATAGTCTGGTAAATTTATTTGTAATATGTATTCATATTTGGTTTTTTTGTCTGGTTTATAATTTTATTTTATTTTTAGAATGCTGATTTCACATCTGATGATAACAATATACATTGCAACGAGCGAGATGGTAACATTTGTAAAATATGTTGGAAAAACGAACTGGCGATCGTTTTTTTACCATGCGGACACATTGTATCGTGTGTTGAATGCTCTATATACTTAACTACTTGTTCCATATGTCGACAACACGTTGAAAATAAAATTAAAATATATATTCCATAAAATCATAAAGAAACATGTCAACACTACGTTATATATTTATTTACATTATCTATTATAAAATGAATGTATTTATTCGAATTGCGTTTTATTTACAATTATATTAAATATATATATATATATATATAGCATAATGGGTATATACTAGATTAATCGTATACTTAAATTGTGCATAAAAATAACATTTTATTCTGTCACGTGTTTGTCAGAATTGCACAGAACGTCTATTAATTTTTTGTATATTTTGTCATCCAATTTATTCATCATATTATAACAAGCCGCACCTGTTAAAATGTTTAATCGTGTTTTCGAAACGTTATACGATCTTTCGATGATTCGATAAATTTGATGTGATTTATTAAATTCGTTTGGCAATTGCAGAGTAACGCCCTCGGTTAACCATGTTATATTACATTTGTGAGAAATTACAACAAATCTGTGATGTTTTTCACCAATTTCGCCCATAACAAAAAAATCGGTTTTTTCAGTTTCGTCTACCATTTTAAATAAATTTTCAAATTCTTCGCTAGTCATTCGAATAATACTTTTTGCTTGTTTGTCGACTTTTTGATAGAGCAAATTGCCAACACTATTAGATCGAAAACTGATACATTTATATGCTGGTTGTGTAATTTTGAATGTATTTTTAAGTACAATCCGACATATTTCGCTAGTCTGATTATTAACGTGTATTTTTAATTGTGCCATATTTTCTTTTGATTTTCTATCTTTTTCCAACTCTGGGTTTGCGTAATTATCAAATGGTCGCGAACCCATTATTTTTTCCGTAAACAAGTTCACATTTACGCTTTCTATATCATTCACATGTGACGATTCTGTGATTTTTTTAATAGGTAACAATAAAAACGTATCGTTTTCCACCAAATTTTCGACGGCGTGATTGATRTCATCGTAATCATCTTTTAATATATTCATACAACAAGCCATGCGAAATGCTTCAACAGCTTTAGGTATGCAATATTTRGCACACAAATACGTTATTACGCTATTTGTATCTTCCTGAACACTAACGCTTTTCAAAAAACGCTGACCGTATTTTGTCGACGGTGGTCCAGTTAAAATTAAACAATGTAAATCAAATTGTTTTAAATCTTCGGATATYAAACTTTGCCTCAAAAAGAAAAAACAATTGACAATGACTATAACTACACATTTTTCTTTGGCTGGATATTTACGGTCATTCATCATATTGCTAACAATTTTATATGGATGTGAGTAATTACCGTAATTATTCCAATAAAGCATCCCATTTTTATTTTTTTCTAAAATAAAAACGTATCGTCCCGACGACAAGTTTATGTATTGATTAGTAGATACGATATCAAAAGAACCCGATGTAGCATCTATAGTGTATGCGGGCGTGGTATTCAAATTTTGTTTTGTTTCGCGCATGCGTTTGACTGGCACGTGGACGTCTGCTTTTTGTAGCGGTGTACCGCGTTTCGACAATTTATGTGTTTTTGTTTGCATTGCAACATTCGAATCTTCGTCTGATGAATCTGACGTTTGCACGTCAGATCGCATGCGTTTTTTTGAAACGTCGTTKGTCATATGCTTTCGTCGTTTTAACAAATTGGTCGTCTTTGCAGAGTGTCCGATTGACACAGGCACATATGGATCGTCGTTGGATAAATTTAAATTTTGTATTCTTGCATTCTCGAGCGGTGGTGAAATATTTTTGATAGCGGTGGGCACGTATTCGACATCTCGAATGTTGAAATTTTTACGGGTCGTTAAAGCAATATTAGCAGGTTCGGTGATTTGTTTATTGGKTTTTCTTTCATCATCCGTAGATTTTTCATTATCTGTCGATTCGCCATCAAYTGTCGATTGTTCTTTACCGTCTTCACTTGATGATTCGACGTCGGATGCTTCTTTAATTTCGTTGCAAGACTCTTTGTTTTCGTTGCKTCTTCTGACGAAAATCGCATTGTTTTCGAAAAATTCGTCTGGATTTTTTTCATTTCTGTCGTTTACAATATTGGTCATTGCTCTAAAATCGTCGATATTGATTGTTGAYTGGACATATTCGTTTTGAATTGCAAACGTGGGATGATGTATATTGATTTGGGTTTCACTTGTATTGTTTTCGTCATTCACTCGGTCGGGGTCGGTTATTCCGACTTCATTATTACTAASYGTATTATTGTCGTCCARAATAACCAYTGATCTRACTAACGAATTGTTTTTAATTTCATACACGACCGGCGTTGAAAGAGTATTGTCGGTAAACGTCTTAACGTTCGAAGAATTGTCTTGAAAATTCATTAAACCATCTTCGCTGATGTCTTCAATATTTGTCGTGGATTCAACCAATTTTTCAAACAATAATGAAGTTGGCTGTATTTCGTTTTTACGTAACAAATATTCAGATTCGTTTGGCGATGCTGAATGTTTGAAAAAATCGTCCAAGTATGTATCCACGGATTTTTGACTCATCGTATTATTTAACACGTTCATTTCATCGGACGATTGAACGATAGATGTTTGAGACAAATTTTGAATAGAATTACAATCGGGAGATTTTAAATTTGAATAAAAATTTGTCATCTCCTTTTGTGTATGGCAAAAAAGGAGGGGTTTTAGGTAAAGGCGTATACTTTGTTATTATTATTACGAATCGAATAGTATACGGACGTGCAAGTATACACTCGAATTTATCGCACTAATAAACTACGATGCAACGTCGATATTCGTACGACATAAAATCGGGATATAAAGCTCTTCGATATGTTACTGTGGTTTCTAATACAGCGTCTCGTTTATATAGGAACAAGATTCGATCGCAAAACACAATCTTATCTGCAGATTAAAAATATCTCCAGACACCTGATAGTAAATTTAATTAAGCCATCTTAATCGATCACTAGCAAACAGATTAACACGTGTGATTTTTATCTCATTCTTGTCGAACGTTATCATCGATCTTTGCGTGGTCATGYTGTCGTATGAATCAAGTGGATTATACATCACAATCAATCATGATATGGCTATCGTCTGAAGTATGTCACGAGATTGTGGCAGGAGTTGATTGATCGCGCTGTTGTCACTTAGGGTAATCGATCAAATAGATTGATGTGTTTTTGATATCAGTTATCGATCGAGTGTTTGATACCGATTCTGGTTCACCGTGTTGTTTGTCACGTAGACCTGAAAGATAATTCGTATCGCCCGATAGCTGTTATCGATGATTGATAACGTTTGATATAAAGAGCCGGATCCATCTGCACACAGCATAGTCTTCGAAATTCAGCATCATGAATAGACGTTTCAATCTGAGTTTAACTCGTCGCGGTACTCCGTATACCTCACCGCAGCATAGAGGATCGTCGACATCTTCGGACGAAGACGCTGGTGATGTATCGTACGTTCCATTGGAACAAAATGTTAATCGAGAGACTAACTCAGAAAACGATGTGATGGATTTCTCCGACGTGGACACTTTAATTATATCCAGACCATCGTCTCCGCACACAGAAAACTACAGAAGTTTAATCATATCCAGACCATCGTCTATGTGTGCGGCGCACACAGAGAACAACAGAAATTTCCTTCAACGCGCCGAAGATTTATTATTGTCAAATATCAGTTCACACGAAAATTTGCCAGAAAACCAACCATTGACGTCTGTTCAATATACTGGTAGTGATGATAACGTTCAAATACGGGATGACGTGTTATCGGCCATAAACGCTTCATACAACAATCGACCAGAAAACCAACCTTCGACGTCCGTTCAATTTATCGTTGCCGATGAGACCGGACAACCCCCACTTTCACCGATTCTACTACCGAAGCGACGTTTTCGCATGGACCAAGAAACTAAGATTAGAATTTCGGCATTAATCGAGTCGATTAAAAAATTCATAAACAATGCCAAAGACATAATATTGTTACCTTCAACGTTTATTTCACATGTCGTATCGCGGTTCGAATCAATCAAAGAAACGGTACAATTAAAATATCTTATGGATAAAGAAAGAAGTTTAAACGAAGAACAAATTACAAACGATCCTACGAAACGATGGTCTCAAATCGAACGCATGTTGGTTGAACGCGATRYTTGTATAAAAAATCAACGAAAAATCAACGAAAAAAAACCAATYGTCGATTTTACCGATATTTTTTCGAATGATTTGCTTATCGAATTCCAAGATTTTGAAAGATGGGTTTGTGTTTTTCAAAAGTATTTGAATGTTGATGCAATCGAAATTACGTGTTATGATAAATTGAAAAGTTGTTTAAAAACYAGGCGATCGCTTCTCGAAAAACACAATATTGTGAAGAACAAGCTGCAAAAAGTTATATCGAGTTTGAACACGCAAAATGAATATTTAACKGCAGACTTTTACGATTTGTTACAAACTTTGGAATGTCATGTAAAAAATTTGGAAAAAACTCATCACGACAAAATTTTGGAAAACAAAGAACAAATTCTGAGATTGGAAGAAAGTTATACCGTTGACAATATGYCAACGTTATATCACATAATTTCTACTTTGGCTGACAATATGGGTAGAGATCTTTCCGCAGCTATCAAAACGGTACAACRTGCCGTCGATCACGATAAAATGAACGACGATCAAGATTTGTCTGATATGATAGAACGCGCTTACGTAAGATCAGATTTAAAGTGTAGTGTGTGTTTGAACGTTTATAACGCGTGTTTGATGCGTTATTGGACGTGCCGTCATTACACGTGCCTAGCGTGTTCTAATCAATTASAATCATCTGGATGCGTATACCGCTGYCCCGGTAGTCATTTGTTAACCGTAGACGATTGTATGCCAAATTTGGACGATGTTCCCTTGATCGAAAGATTGGCTAATGAGCAATGAAAAGCATAATGTAATATCTCGATGTATGTATATTTTATGTAAAAAATCGGTGTTTGATTCGTAATAAAAATTATATGGTGTTTGATATCTCGATGTATGTATATTTTATGTAAAAAATCKGTGTTTGGTATCCGTAATAAAAATTGTATATGGTGTTYAATACCACACAATAAAAATTATCAAATGTTTCTAATATAACTAACGATRTAAAAAATTTATTATGCCGGAAATTATTGATATAGACACGATATTGTATCGTTTACCGTCGATCCAAAACAAATTGTGTATTGTGATGGAGAAAATACCTGGTGTGGATTTAATATTGAATGTTACCCAAAATAAACTTTGTTTTACAACACCCAAAACGTWTGTCTTACCAATACACGATGAACTAATAATCAACGTTTTGCAAAATAAAAATTATTCCATAATAATGAGACARAACTTCCCACAAGCACATTTAATGCGGTTTTTTGGAATAATGCATAATAAAACGTTCAAAATTTATCATTGTGTTTACCACATTCTTCAAACAAACGGCATTATCAAGACGATTCATTGCGATTGGTGGACTATACGAGATATTGTTAGATTATTTTCTATGCCGGTAAGTTGATTGATATCGAAAAATTTTCAATGTAACGAATAATCGTTTTATAATTTTATTATTTGCAGCTGTTGAAAGCAATACGTATTGGACGATTTGTGGATGTTTGGCAATACCACGCAAATTGTTGCTATCGTATTGAAAATAACGATCAAACAAAATYTAAAAAATCGCCGTTTGTATTTTACACAAGTTGCCTCAAATAATAAGAACGTTTTACAATGTTTACGGTTTTTGCGTCTTTTTTCATTATAACCGTTGCGGTTGTTTCGTCAGATGAATCGATTGCAAACGTTTCACCGACAGGTAGGATTGTCGGAGGTAGTCCAACATCTATAGACGAAATTCCTTATCAAGTATCGTTACAAGTGTATTCCACACACATATGCGGTGCTAGTATAATATCTGATTCGTGGATCCTAACAGCAGCCCACTGTATCACGTATCCGGTCACTTTGTACAGAATACGAAGTGGGTCGACGTTATCAATTTCTGGTGGTGTCGTAACACGAGTCGAATCCGCATACGTTCATCATGCATATTATACCAACAATTATGGAATTCCAGTAAACGACATAGCTCTGTTGAAATTGACCAATTCATTAATATTGGGAATTACTTCAGCAGCTGTACCTTTGTACGATAAAAATGAAATTATCCCAGACGAATCAACCGCTRTTATTACCGGATGGGGTACATTGACTGAAAACGGCAACACACCTGTTGTGTTGTATTCCGTAAATATACCAGTTATTCCAACTTCCACGTGTGCACAAATATTCCGCAATTGGGGCGGTTTGCCAGAAAATCAAATATGTGCGGCGTCACCAGGAGGTGGTAAAGACGCGTGTCAAGGGGATTCGGGTGGACCAATGGTTGTTAACGATAGGTTGGCTGGAATCGTGTCGTGGGGGAATGGGTGTGGTAGAAATGGTTGGCCGGGCGTTTACACCGAAGTGGCTGCGTACAGGGAATGGATAACAAGTTTGACTGGTGTATAATTTATGTATTTTTTGTACATATGCTAAATATATAATATTATAATACAATATTGTATTTTATACAATTTACCAAAACCAAATAAATTACAATATACGTGTAGGATATTTACATATTTGTTATTGTTTATTCGCAGAACAGGTGGCTTTCATCAAAATTGCTTTCAATCTTTTGTCGTGACATATTTTATCGCTGTTAATCATAAAATTTTCGAATATTCGTACACATTTATAGCAATATGTTTTTTGGCAACAATTTTTTGATTCGGTAGTGTTTTAAACACAGAAATAATATTATCTCTGGCCGCTCAACAAATTGTTTAAACGTTTTAAGGTGGCTTGACTCATTAGCGTTTCCGTATTATTATAGGTTAGAATCGTTGCACCGCAACCAATTTCCGAACATCTGCGTTTGCCGAATCGACTCGTTAATACAGACAGACATTGTTGTTATCGTTTGTGCCCGATGAAACATTTGGTTGACGTTCGTGACGTACCGAATAAATTGTGTAGATTTTTTTCGAATAAATCCAAACTTCGAAATCTACCCGAAACGCTAAAAAATTTTAAATATAAAGTACATGATGGTGTGTTTTCACAAGAAATTTACATTGTATATGTATAAAAATGACAGGTGTTTACACCAAAGTGGCTGCATATAGGGAACGATAACAAGTTTGACTGGTATATAAAATCTATGTATTAAAACGGATTTAAAATATATTTTGATTATATATTGTATATATTTATTTATAAATAAACAACATGTTATATCAAATACAAAATTTCATTTTTATACAATTTCGTATTTATCTTAAAGTTTACACGTTCGTTATTGTTTATTTGCGGAACACGTGGCTTTTAACAAAAGATCTTTCAATCTTTCATCGTTACATATTTTATCGCTTTTAATCATACTTTTTAAAAAATTAATAATATCATCGTTGATTTTTTGATCTAGATATATGGTAGTTATTTCGAGAGAGCCAATTAGTTTTGTGGTATATTTAAACAACAATTTAGCATCCACGTGTTTTTGTGACAATTCGTGTTTTAAAATATTCAAATAATCGTACACATCTTTTGCAATATGTTTTTTTGCAACAATTCTTGATTCGTGAGGTAAGGTTTGRTAAACCGAAATAATATTATCTCTCGAAGCTTCGTGAAACATGGATAATAATTGATCAACGAAATTATCAACAGGTGTGTTATCGTAATGTCTCACAAACACATTTTGCAACGATTCAGAATTGTCGTTGCTTTCATTTTGAAAAAGCAACGTATTGATCCTCGTGTCAACAATACTATTCAATTGAGTCAAAAATTTATTTTTTATATAAATTTTGTCTAAAAATTCGTCAGTAGCAAGAACCCAATCAAATAATTCTTTTAATTGTGTACCAAATGCATACGTGCATTGATTGTCGACAAAATTTTTTTGCGTCAATAATTGTATTTCGTTTGACGTTTGTATCAAAAATTCCGACATCTCATATATAGTTGTTTCGCGATCAATGCTGTTGAATATCTCTTCGTGAAAGAAATCTAAACGTTGTTTTTTGCATTCGGATAATCTTTTAGCTCTGACGTGCGACGTAAAAATTGTAAAATAATTTGATATTTGATTGATCGGATACGATTTAAAAAGCGTCGTTAAATTGTTTATCGTTGCCGTTTCGTGTTTCGCAATATTCAACAAATTATCCAAACGTTCCAATGCGGCTCGACTCATCAATGTGTCCGTATTATCATATCTGAGTTGTAGAATTGGTACATCGCTGATTTTTGAATATTTGCGTTTGCCAAACTGTCTCGTCGACGCCGACATTTTTCCGAATCTCAATAAAACTGCAATTTACAAAATGTATAATTTTTTTAAAAAATATTTTAATACACACCTGTGTTTGGTTGACAAATCTTTTAACTACACACCTGTGTTTGGTCGGCAGTTTGCTGAAACTTTTTGAATGCAGAAGAAATAAACCTTCCATTATATATTGTTATCTGCCGTCTCAGAGATTATCCCAGATTAGATAAATAATATCTATATTCGAATACTGATATAATTTATGTTGGATGCGATAACGACGATTATTGTTATTCGACGTTTTACCCGTATCGATCATTCCAAAATATATGCACGGTTTTATTATAACTAAACGCTAATATACATATTAATATGGTCAATAGTTTCATTGTATAAAGTTTACATAATAGAAAAAATTTATGGTCTTGTGTGTAAACGCGTTAGTCACAATAATTTAGATACACGGTTCGAATCGATGTTAAGATTTACATATAATGCCATGAATTTTTTTTTATATTACGTAATTTGTATTGGTCCGACAAATTAGGACACGGTCATTTGAATTGTGTTGGACTCTTATTCACAATAACACGAAACCGTTTGATAAATCGGACATATTAATACAACGTATTTTGTACAAAACCTGGTATTGAGTTTGTCAAATGTGTCGGACTCGGGAGTCCAACAAACGCGACATCTCGAAGCTAACCTAATGTCGTATATACGCAATTTGAGACAACTCTGTTTGTCAAATGTGTCGGACTCGGGAGTCCAACAAACGCGACATCTCCAAGACGAACTGTCGTATATACGAAATACATGTTTGTCAAATGTGTTGGACTCGGGAGTCCAACAAACGCGACATCTCGATTTGTCGACTCGGGAGTCCAACAAACGTGACATCTCGACTTGTTAAATAAACAAACGGATTTCCCGAAAAAATTCACGTTATATATGTATGAAAATAACAAATAAAACACGATTGTACGTTTTTAGTGATGTATTTAATAGTAGAATATATTAAAATTAAAAATAATTGTTATATTCATACAATACAAATTTTTTATTAAATAATGCAAAAAATGTTAATTGTATAACATTGCAATCAATTAATCATTTTTACATTCCTGGACCATTCACAAACGGTGCTTCTGGTGCAAATTCTTTGATGATAAACGTCAAAGAGGCTTCGATAAAAACTTCTTCTTCCTCTCCGCTGTCCGTACCTATGTAAACAATTGGTCTGTGGAAATGACACCACAAGATACGGTCAACAAATTGTTCGAGATCCAGTTCGTTAAATTGTTGGCGGATTTTCATCATAGGACATCCTCCATCGCGTTTCAACAGACTCAACGACACGGTGTTACCCTGCAAATATTCTGGTTCAATAACACGAATAGTATCACACGGAACAAAATCTTCGTCCATACGAAGACCGTGTTGTGCCAAGAAACGATAATGTCTGTTGCTTTTGTTTGGCGTACAACGTATTTCTAGAAAAACATCAGTAAATTCTTGGTAATTATTGATGGGAAAAGTATCTTCAATAAACGTAGTCCATACTTCCCTGAGATACTCTCTACCTGACCAATTGATAGCCAATTTCATCGTATTGGCTTTAATGTTACGAACCTCCTGAAACATAACCATTTTTACATGCTTACCCGGACCCGTTCGTGGGTCCAACGGCAAAATGAAACCATTTAAAGCACGACGTTCTTCCGCGTGTTTTTCCCAATCCTGGTCATGTTTGCGTTTTTTAGCGCTGTTGATTATATCACCCAATCCTCTGTAATATTTATTGTCATAAATATACGATTTGGCCGAGGTTTGGTAACCTGCTGCAAGATTGTTGGGCAT